TCTGGATGAATAAGTATTACCACTGTAAGGTATGATTGCTTTTTTAACATTAACTACAGTTACAACGCAATTATTCATCATATTAGAGTCTCTGTAAGCAGAAACTCCTTCTATGCGTTGCTTATCCTACTCAGAAGATTGTAGTATCATACATGGTCCAGCTGGACCATAGGTAACAACATTATCCCTATTTCCAGCTTTATAAAATTCACTAGTTGCCCAATTAGTATAAGCAATGTCACCTATATTTATCTTATAAGGAGCTACACCACCATTATTAGTTACATTATAAGGTATATTTTTTGCAAGTTTAGCATCTATAATAGTCTATTCTGCTGAATTATAGATAGAAGATCCTTTAGAATAGAATTTTTGTATGTAAGCCCCACAGAAATCATCTTTATGAATTTTAAATACTTGAGCTGCATTTTTAGATTGGCTATCATCCTTATTGACTACTTTAGTCCATTTTCTATATTCAGATGAATTTACAACTGTGTTATTAGGAGGATATACACTTCTATTATTCATTCCTACCCAATTCTATACATTTACTCCAGTGGTTGTATCTACTTCTACTGTACTAAAATAGGAATGAATAATACCTTCCTATTTAAGATACACATTATCTTTGAATACTTCTTCCGCTTTCTCTCCATTAAAACAAACCTCAGGAGATATAAATCTCCAATACCCAGATATTATATCATTAGTATCTATAGTACTAGTTCTTTTAAATACAGAACCGGTAAGTTCCATTACCATTTGTCTACGCTTGTTCATCAAAAATGACATTGGTCTGTATTCATTCGTATCTTTAGACGCACCTCTACCAACTTCGCCATTTTCTCTATCTTCTACTATCTTATAATTATGTAGTGAAGTAATTACTCCTTGTGATACAATTGTTCTATCTTGTTCAGTACGATCACATCTAACTATTTCATATGATACAGCATCTATAGGGAAATTTTTTACTGTAAATCTAACTCCTATAGGCATAGACTAAAATACATTATTGCCTATATCCTAATTAAATGCTGGAAAAGTATCCATGTTAGGAAATCTTATATCCCCTATCCATAATGTTGGTGATGCTATAGATTTACTATTGTAGAATACTATACCAAATCTATATACTTCGTCTCGTTGATAACTTCTAAATAAAGCAGATATTACTGGGTCAGCATAATTCTTCTATCTTGTGGCAGTTTTTATTTTTTTAGTAGTAGCTAGCTCCTATTTGATAAAAAATATATCTGTTGGATCCACATGATATAAGTCCATACTTTCTACAATTTCCGAACTATTGCTAATACCTACATTGTTTCTTAACTCACCATTTAAAATAGAAATAAAGTCTTCCTTTAATTCAGTATATACGAAACTATACTCTATATTAAGACCGTTACCTCCTAATTTGTCATCCTTACCGTAAACATATGGTAATATAGTTAACTGTCCATCAATATCTCTCTTAGCATTATAAGGATTAATGCAATCGTGATGCGCTGGAACTTTACGCATTGTGTCATAATCTTCAATTCCAAAGTACATATAATCATTTGGATCTGAAGTTTCTAATCTAACGTTACCGTCCTTATTTGCTCTATATACTCTAGCATCATACTCTACTAACTTACCGTTATCTTCTATCATAGGAACCCAAGAGGTTTCTGTAATATTAGAAGCAAATAATCTATTCTATACAGAAGTAATACTGTTACAAATAAAAGCATAACTAGTAAAGGCATTAAACTCTTCTTGAGTCATAACACTAAGCTAATTACTGCCTGTATCTGTATAACTTATTACATTCTTATCTGTATCTATTTCTATATCATCTGCTATAGAATAAGTAGGAGTAGAATTGTTATCTTTATAGAAGATACGAATAATAGTACACCTACTAAAATCTTTAGTATCTAATGGTGCCTATATAGTACATCCTTTCCCAGTATAGGAATCTTTCTATGATCCATAATGATCTACCAAGTTAGCGCTGATACTAGAAGCATCTAGATGCACGCAATTACTCAAACTAGACATAGATGTCTGTTGAGAATGAGGATTATATAGTCTATAACAATACTATACCATGCCAGCTTGAAAGTTACCAGATACTATTTCTGTAATTTCAAATGGAGGTAACACTGCATTAGGTATTATATCAATGCTATCAGGATTAAGTATGTTACCATCAGAATCTACTAATGGATTATCTTCATTAGGATATTTTACATACTTATCACTCATAATATTAATTACCTTAATAGATGAATTGCCATCTGTAAAGTAAGCTTTAATATTTGATTGCGTTTCATAATTTAATACTATACTCAATTGATTTGAATTAGCTTCCTCACATACCCTTAATTTTCCCTATAATACAACCGTACTAACTAAATTGGGAGAATCAAAATTTTCTATACGATATATCTTATTATAGCCATCTACTAACTTAGTAACTACTACAGCAATATCATTAATAGTTGCAGTACCTATTATTTCTTCAGTACTCTTGATACCATAATTATACTTTTTAGCACCCTCTACACTCTAAAGAACCCCACTAGTACTAGAATCATCAGTAATGATACGAACATCCTAACCAAATCTATATTGATTATTTGGTAACATACTGGCGGCACTGTCAGTGTTCATTCCACCATAAAATGTATTTATTTGAGCTGTATTACTAATCATAATTATCTATTCTAATTGTATATATTCTGTTCATCTCCTGTAGTAGAGAAGAATGTATCGTGATCGTCAAACTCTGTATATAATTTATTCCAAGTATTCTTTATACTTTCTATTTCATCTGTACCAGGCATCATAGCTTCAGCATATGCCTATTTACGATAAAAGTTATAAGAGTTACGAATATCGTAGTAGTCTCCTTGACTAATCTGACCTTTTAATTTCTTAGGATACATTAGTTTCATAGTCACATACCAGAATATAGCTTCTTTGTATGATTCGATATCTGGTATCATTGGCATTGCTTCTTCATCAGTAAATATTGCATAGTATGATACTTTAACAAATCCTTCAGGTATATTAGTCATTATATAACCAGGTTTAGTCATATACTGTAATTCATTACTAAACATAGTGCTATCTCTATGACCTATAGATCCATTAACGTATTTACCATTGACTGTACCTACTGTCCATTGATTAAGTAAGATACTAAGGGTTTGACGTAAACTAGCATCTTCATTTAATTTCTGCAGGGCCTCTGTATCACTTGTAAGATTGAACATATTCTTTACTAATGGAAATAACTCAGTATCGTGTATCAACATACAAGGTTTACCGCATCCTCTATCATGAAATATCCCAAAGCTTGAAGTAGTCTTACGCATAGGTAACCAACCACCATCATTCTAGAATGAAAAAGCTACTTGACCCAGTTTGTATAAATCACAAGGTAAAGCTGCTTGATGATTTATAATAGGTAGAATAACTACTTTATGATCGTACTATTGAATGGCTCCTATCTTAAGTATAGCTTCGAGTATGTATTCCTTTATGTCAGTAATTCGAATATCCGGTTCTTTTAATTCTAAATCTGCTATAACTTTAGCTATTATAGCTTTAGAAGAAATCATTCTATTATCTATCATTTTGTGTATTTTTTAATTTCCAAATATAGCCATAAGCTGATTTTTGTTTGCCTTGATAACATCTTTTTATACTCACTCTTGTAGTATTAGGATTACCTAATGTTCTTGCAGCATCCATAACAGAAGGAAACTCTTCAATTAACTAACCATCTAGGCTGTATTTACATATAGGTTTTTCTAAGTTTTTGACATGTTTAGAACGTTTCTAAGATACTCCTTTTTTCCTTCGCATTTCTTCTGTCCATCCTCTATTCTTATTAGCTTTAATAATACTATCACGTTGCTATTGACTCAACGTGTGACCTTTTGGAGTACATCCTGTAGTTTTGCCAGCTATTTTACAGATATTATAATCTCCTAATTCGTCAAGATACTTCTATTCTATTAGTAGCAAAGTGTCTGTTATATTTTCACATCTTTCTAATACTATAAAATAAAACTTATCTATACCAAATTTATTAACTGCTCTTTGTAAATAACAATTAACATGTTCTCCTTTTATTAAAGCAGAATAGTGTTGCCTGAATCTTTTTCTTAATGTTCCAGTAGATCCTATATATTTTTTATTATCAAGGGAATTTACTATAGCATATACTCCACTTCCATCTTCAAGATTATACCAAGATCCAAAAAACATATCATGTGCATTTTCTTTCATAATTCTGGATAATCTTTTAATTTATTAAAAATAATTTGAGCAAGTGCGCGTTTATTTTCTCTTGAAGCTATGAACTAATACTTGCTCTTATTAGTTAATAAACAGTTCTTTTTAGACCAATGAAATCTGTACTTGAAATAACCACTATGATCGTTTAGTAAATATACAGGTTTACCTGTTTCTTTAGTAGCTTTCCAATCCCATCTCAAACTCTTACCTGAGAATTCCTTTGGCTAATGTTTTATTATCTGTAGTGTACCTAATCTGCAAGGTAATTTTACTTCCTTACAGTTCTACATTATTTCATCTCTAATATACTTAAAATAATCTGTTACTATTGCCTTATATGTTTTTAAGTCAACATCATACTAAGTATTAGTATCTATTTGATTCTTATAATTAATATAGAAATCAGCAATAGTATAGCTCTTTCTTTTATATTTTACTCTTTCTCTCATTTATTACTATATCTATTCTGATTATCGTCCTTAGAATCATTAGTAACATCACTAGGTGAAGCTACCATAACTCTTAATTCTTTCTCTAATATCATCTACACAATAATAGGTACCATAGCTGATGGAACCGGATATTCATCATCTGGGTTATAACAGGGTATATCTTTAGTAGGATCCTAAAGTATTACATCTATACTTATGTACTCTAACTGATTAGAATCTCCTTCGACATATATCTTATTGTTCTTAACCCAAGCAATATAGTCTTTACATGTAGCTTTTCTATACTTCTACAATTTAGCTTTAGTATAACTACCTAACTATATTAGGTTACCAAACATATCCCGTACAGCTATTACTCCTGGTTTATATCTGAAATTGATTAAAGTAGGTAATTCTTTCTCACCAACGAATACAAACTTACCAGGAACTATTTGTACTCTGTCTAGATGAATAGGTTCTAATGTAGTGACATACGCTTCATCAACATCGTAACCTTTATCAATAGCCTACTTTATAAGCATTGCTCTATAATAGTGAATCCATAATTCAATCTAATGTCTTGAAATATGTTCTGATTCTGCTATATTATTATTACGAACAATCTATAAAATATTATCAATAAGATTATTAAGACTCATTTTATTAAATATTAACGTTAATACAGACTAAAACGCATTTTAAAGCCCTTAGCTGCATTTTATATGCTCACCCTTACAATCCCTTTAAATAACTAATAGCTCTTCTTACACAGCCTTAAAATAAAAAAAGGTTGATCTTATTGACCAACCTTATTCATTGCATCTTTCATATCCTATGGTAACATCTCTTTCATAGGTTGAGGAACCATTTGATTTGCTTTCCTTATGATATTCTTTAATTCGTTTATTTCTTTTTGAAGCTCTGTTATTTTTGAATCTTCTTTGTCTGTATCATTGGTTACCTCTAACTTATCTAATAGCTATTGACACTTAGACATTTCTTCATCACACTTTGCTATAGCTTCTTTTCTCTATTTATAAGTATTATACTGACTGCGTACTATACTTATTATTTCCTATTTATTTGTAGATATAGTTAAACCTAAAGAGCTGTCTGTTATAGTTGATTTATTTTCAGGTATAGTAAACTTTTTAGATTCTCCATTACATTGAATAGTTATATCCACTAGTTTTTTACGCTATTGATTAGGCATAGGAAACTAACCAGGCGGCAATGGTTCTTCATACACATTGCTTACCTAAGTAACCTAACCTTCATTATATTCGGTTGTCTTCTTGAAAGTACCTATTACTTCTATTATATATACTTTATCACCTATATTTAATTGATTGAATAACATAAGCATAAGATTTTAAGGGCTCAATTAAGAGCCCTTAGTTATTATTAAGCTGCGGGAGTTGCAGGTGTAACAATATGATTTATTACTTGGAATATACCGTCACACTTATTATAATAAATCAAATATCTATTTCCAGTTAATATTTCATTATTAGTCATTTGTGTTCCAGAACCATTCAATAAAGCTTTAGCTCCAGTAGAAGTAATAACAGTAGCAGTATTGTCTATCATTCTATTATTAAACGCACACGGATCTAAAAATACTAAATCTGTAGCAGTAGCGGTACTAGCAGGAGTAGAAGTTACATGAAGTATAAATAATCCTTGACAAGGTAACTATCTCCATATTCTAGGACATAATCCGTACGTTACAGAAGTACTGGTTGTGTCTGTAGTAACATAGTTCGTCCTTAATACAGGAATACCGTAATTATCTACAGTGCGTACTCTATTTCTATTAAAATAGCTTAAGAAAGGATAAAACATAATTACCTCCTTTCTTAGCATCCACAACCATAACCATAGTTGTCATTATACCCATAACCATATCCAAAGCCACCGTTGCAGCCATAAGGATTATAAGTTAAATAAGCAGGAACCGGAATAGGTTTAAGCTAATTAACTATATTTGCTGTTTGAGCCTACTGTGAAGCAGACAAAGCTAATTGATTGTTTTCTTGACGAAGTGAATCAATCTTGTTCTGCATTTCACGCATTTCAAGCTGACAGAATTTATCATTAATAATTTGAGTTTGAGCATCAATCTTAGACCCTACAATGTTAAACTTAGTAGCATTGTCAGCCATTAAAGCGTTGAAACCAGAAGTAATTGCATTCTGTAATGTATTAGTCTAATTACATGTAGATAATTGACTTTCATAACCCATCTTAGTAATATTGTTATTTACATCAGCTATAGATGATCTAACATCGCAGCAGCAACTAGCTAACTGAGAAGCTAATGAAGCATTACCAGAAGTAATAGCATTGATTACTTCACAACTTGACAGCTTAGTATCACAAGAGATCTGACTTACACCAGCATTGATCTGATTCAAAGCTGTTTGAACAGCGTTGATATCACAGTTCAAAGTAGTTGACAAGTTATTGATTGCATCTTTATTACCATTGATAGCCTACATGAGCAAATTAGTATTAGCATCAGTATTTAGTTCAGAAGCTAATGCACCAGCGTTACGGCCACCGAAACCGTTACCGCCCCAGCAGAACCAGATCAGAATGATCCAGATCCACCACCAACCGCCGTTTCCACCGAAACCACCGTTGTTGTTCATCATAGCCATCAAAGCTGCAGGATCCATACCTTTATTAGCATTTTGCATTAAAGCAGCGAGACCAGCGTCGATACCGCGATCTTGCACGATAATTCTATCTTCTAACATAATTGATTTAGTTTATAAATTGATTTTAATTAATATCTGACATAGCGAGTGGCTCTACGAGAGTACTCATAAGGATCATATTCATGTTCTACTCTTTCGTAGTCTCTCTTTTCATAATCATCCTTATCATACATGCTACGTCTTCCGAACATACCCATTCGTCTACCACCTCTACGATAATGTCCAAAGTCTTCTTCTTCATCTTCATACTTGGACATTTTCTCTTCGTAACATTCCATTTCAGCTTCTCTGATATGATCGCACATTACGTAAATATAATAATACCACATCTTACCTTCGTCAATATCTTTATCATTAAGCCAAGCTTTTGCAAATTCAACGTAGTGTTTAGTATTATTAGAACCAGTAATGTTCATAATAACTCTATAGTAATCAGAGTAAACCATATTTAATGCTACAAACCAATCATAACGATTAAATTTGCTTCCTAGAGCAATTCCGTATTGACTGGCCAATGTGGTAGTCTCTTCTAAAGACCAATGTGGTCCACGAGTACCGTCCTCATTTTCCATCTTCATTACAGCTTTACGAGCATATTCCTCATTGAAGTGAGGTCCGTGTTCTTTCTCGTAAGCCTTCACACGAAATATTCTATGCATATTATTATTGATTAATATTGTTTTGAATATGTTATTTGTCGGGAATTTCTATTACCCGTGTATCCGTTACTTTGATCAACGGATTGCTATTTACTATCTGGTAATTTTTGATATATATTTTTTTAAAGTCAAAGTGAAAGAATCTAACTAGCCAGTTCTTATAAGTATTCTTATATTCTTTATTTTCTGTTACGAATATTGTCTACTAGTTTTTTATATCTATTTTGGCTGTAAGGATTGAGTCCTTTCTTCTAACTATGATAGTTGTTAATGGATTAAGCTTTAGTTCTTCTTCAAAGTCTATAGCTTCTTTTTTGATTACTGTCTTCACAGAATCTTTAATCTCAGTATTGATTACACTAGCGTCGGTTAGATTCTTGTCTTTGATTTTAAGTTCTTTCTGAGTCTATTTCAACTATAATAATAAACTATCATTACTATGGTTTAATTCTTCTATAGTAAGCTATAAAGTTCTATTACGTTCCTAATTATTAGATACTATATCCTAGTAAGCTCTAACATTAGAAGTAGCTCTATTTAACTCTGCGTTTTTCTCCTATAACTAATTGTGCTAAATAAAAATAGTCGCAATAAGTAAACTGATTAAACCTACTGCGACTACTTTGAAATTCTTACTGCACCAATTAATTATGTTTAGTATTATTGGTATCATCTGAAAATTCTTTATCTAAACTGACATCTAAAATCTATTCCCCTTTTTTCTCAATTATTTTCTGTAGTATGCCCCATATTTTCCAATTTGGATGAATCTTACCTAAATTCTCAAGTAATTGGAAAAACTCTACTAGAGCAATAGCACCTGCTACAAACTCTACGGCTGGTATTGATACAGAAGTTATAATAAAAGTTTCAATAGTAAATGCTCCGCATATAGCTACTATAGAATCTCTTAGCTTATAAAATACTTTGGAACATAATCTCCTAGATTGTTCTATTACATTATGATACTTACTCTATTTCTTATTAGCTTTACATTCATATAATGAATCTACTATTATAATACCAGCTAAAGCTAATATTGGAACATATACTGGAGAATATAAAGACAATAAACCACCTATAGCACTTACTGTAACTTTTTCAGCACTGCTAAACATGTTCTTAAATATAGACATTGTTTGTTCTCCTATCTGATAATAATTCATAGCTAAAAAGTCTGATAATGTAATCAAAAAGTCCTAGAGATTAAAAGGGGGTAAATCTGCTAGGACTGATAATTTGTTTGAGAATTATTATTAAAACGTATAGTTTGAGTATAGGTTACTGATTTAAAATAAACTGTATTACTAACTAATAGCGCTTCTTACTTCTACCTTGCGTACTGTAGCAACTACGGATATTTAATTATCTTCTTTAATAAGTTAATGCTGTTTCTACCAAGAGGTAAGGTCTCGTTCCTCTAAAATTGATAATCACTGATAATATTTGGTAATTGCGCTTCAGTGTACTCACATTACCATTGGCATTACTAAGACCATTGTTAGAATTCAGATTGAATAAACCTGCATTGGAACTATTACTCGTGTTAGCCCCTATCTAACTTACTTGTTCAATCCAGAACGACAACCTATTTGTTAATAATTAAGGGATATATACCAGACGAGTACCGACATTAGCATTCGCATGACCAAGAGCATAGCTAGAATGCAGATAGAACAAACCCGCACTGGAACCATGACCCGCGCCAGCCCCCAACAGTAAAGTTCTGTCAACTTCTACAGCATTCGTCCAATAATGATCACAGAAATACGTAGTAGAATCAGCTCCACCTTCCTAACAGAATAAGTCAGCAGCTGCATTGTTTGTAATGCGTTTAACCCATTGTCCGTTGGTAGTTAGAGTAGTTAAACCACTGTCTTCATATAACGATTTATCTATGCCAAAATTCTCTTTGTTGTTGGTGACGTATATCTTATTGTCTGTTCCTGTTACAACAATATCACAACAGTTCTTCCATACATGACCAAAATGGATTCTCAATACCTCTGTATCTATTAGCGTATTGACTGGCTTGTGTTTCAGTACCTTCTGCATCCGTATTAACATATGAATACTGTACTTGACCAGAACTATTACCTAATGAATTAGTAGTGCCTGTAGGTACAAAAGCCCATCTATCAGCACCGTTTTCTTTCTTAGTTCCATTAGTAATACCATTACCAAGTCCACCTTGATGATAACCTTCTTCGGTCAATGCTGTGTTAACTGCTTTCTAACTATTAAGGGTAGCATATTCTACTACATAACACCAAGTAATAAACTTATGTATCTCATAAGTATAGATAGCATAACTATTACTTCTACCATTACGAGCCTGTGTCAAGAAAGTAGCTCTATTAGTATTTACAGTAGGTACTTGATTTCTAATTGAGTATAAGGTACTGCCGTCTCTATAAGCTTCATATGCAGAGCAATACTTCTTACTAAACTTAGTATATCCTTCTAAGGGATACAAAGACATTCTGATTTCCCAATCATAGTCTCCGTGTACTACCACAGTATAATATGCATCAGGTAATTCAACCATATCATTACCATCTTCAATGCTATTAGTTACTTCAGAACCATCTTCGTAATGATCCCAATCTGTAGCATTAAAGTATTTAATAGTACCATCAGAAGTAAGTCTACAGCCTTTGAATAATGATTGTACTGGTAGGTCTTTATGCATTTGCATATTACCAGTTCTTACCCCATCAGGACTACTACCTGTAAAACGTACTCCATACCATAAGTCACCTGCAGCATATATCTAAGAACCGTTCAACCACATCTCTTGAACGGATTTCCCATTAGCAGCAACTTCTTGGAATGTTAAGTTATTTAAACCAACTTGTCCCATAATTAAGCTGAAAGTTTAATATACAATATACCAGGAGTCTAACTACCTACTTCAGGTATTTCATTTACTATTTTAATTTGTGTAACATCTGTTGAAGTTACTTTATTAGCTACAGCAGTATTTATCTTATTATTTGCTTCACTTTTAGTATATACATCAGACTTATTTGCTTTAGTACCTAATTGATTAGTTATAGTAGTAGCAAAGTTAGGATCGTCACCTAATGCAGCTGCTATTTCATCTAATGTATTTAAAGTTTCAGGAGCAGAGGCAACTAATCTGGCACATTCGGCTTGTGCTATTTCGATAGCCTTAGCATCTGTTTCTAATTTAGTATAAGCATCATTAATACCATAACCTGCCAATTTAGTAGACTTATTTGCTTTACCGTTTAGGTCATTGGTTAACTTCTGTTCAGCTTGTTTAGCTCTATTTACCTCATCTGCAATTTCCTATTTCAGTTTCTTTATTTCTACACTCTAATCAGTATTAGTAAAGTAATTAACCGGTAACCAGTCATTGCCTGTATAACTTTTAATTACATTACCATTAGCATCAGTAGATAAGTCAATCCAATAAGTTACTTCCATAGGATTAGGAGCATAAAAAGATGCTACGAAGTTAGGGTTCTCTTGTTTTATCATAAGTTTTATTAAATTAAAGTTATAAAATATTTAGCAATAGACCCCAATACAATAGATGAAATTCCAATTGCTAAGTCTTTTTTATTCCATTTACCATTATAGTAATGACATCTATCACTATTCTCTTTAACAAATAACATTAGCAATGATGTACTACTATTAAGTAATAATGCAGTAGTGAAATATACTACTGCACCAAATATATTATTCTTTATAGAATTCTTCATTATACCACATTTGTAAATTTAATAGTACCTGCAAAGTTAGCTACTTCTTCCATATTTAAGAAGTCTAATTTAACTGCACCAGATACATTATAGGTCTATATCAGGTTCTTGCTGCTTAGAACACATCATATTGTTCTTTACCCAAGATATTTCATATTCAGTAAGAGTACGATTGAATAGAAGAATATCGCCGTGACAACCAATAAAACTTCTTGAATCATCTTTCCTAATAGTTCCTATAAATAAAGTATCAGTATCTTGTTTATCACCAGGATATATAGTTTGTTCATTATATTTATTTTTAGTTTGATAAACAATAGAATTATCTTTATCTATATTTATATTAGTTGCTGAATAATATGAATATGTATTCCATTTATCTCCTTGTTTATATTCTAAAATAAAAGCACCATTTTGCTCTAACGCTTTAGACATAAATACACCCTTATCAACTTTTTCAGCAAACCAAGTTCTATCAGCAATAACGGTATAATCAGTTAGAATAGGAAGTCCGTAAGCAACAGCATAAGATTTACCATCATAACAAAGTTGATTAGGATAATTCGCTATCAATTCAACATCAATTTCAATATCCTTATTTGTTCTGAAATCATAATAAATATTAGTTTCTTCTTTATTATTAAAGATTTCTTCACTAATAATAGGAACATCTATTATACTACCATCATTAATATATACTGAATAAACAACTGTAGTTATCAAGTTACCATCGGTACTAACTATACTAAATTTAATATCATCTATTTTCTTATTGATATTAAATTTAAGTTTATAAGATTGATTATAATAATTATTTTTTGGAATGCCAATAGTAAAACCAAACCAATTATCGGCTTTCTTTTTAACTATATGAAATTTGTTATAAGATTTTGTACTTATATTGCTATTAATAGTTGAACCATAACTCCAATTCTTAAAATCTTGAGCATAAATACCAACACCACTATTCAACTTACCTTTAAAACCATAAAGATAAGCATCATGTTTATTACCGCTAAAGTCTTTTAGAATAGAAGTGGGTAACTGGGTGATGGTGATATTACATTCACCGATAACACTAACACCAAAACCAAAATAAAGATTATTATCTTTAAAGGTGTAAACACCATCTTTTTTAATATGGGTTTCAGGCTTTCCTCTTCCTTGTCTTACGATAAGATATTTATTTTCAGTAACTCCAGTAACACTAATAGTCAAATCGGAATAAGGTTCATTATCATCTTCTACAATATTGTTAGTCTCAACTACATTTGTTATAACAATAGTATTATTAGTAATTTTAACAGTACCTCTACTATTTCTATATGCCCATTTTGTAAAATCTTCTGCATACGCCTCTATCACATCATAGTTAGTCATACCCTGCTTCTTCGGGTCATACCAAGCAACTATACTTTCCTTAAACCAATCTGGTTGTTCGGGTTCAGGTGGTGTAGGTGTACCAGGTATATACCATTCACCTAATACTACAGCGCCTATATTAGTATATTGACTAATGCGTATATGTTTACCTTTGAATAAACCAAAATCAACCTAATTAGTATCCTATACTACATTTAATATAGGAGTTGAAGTAAGACTTTGAGTTAGATCATTTATAATGAGCTACCCAGTAATATTAGCAGGTTCAATATAGGAATCTCCCTTCTCTATATGATACAGTTGAGGAAATACAAAGTATGCCTAAGGATTTATAAATAAAGGCTGATATAGGATCGTTTTCATAGTGCTAGTACCTGTTTACGTAATCTCCCTTCTCTATATGATACATGTACCCAAGAGAAGTTTGATTCATTAATTAACTGATCAAATGGAAGATTATCTTTAATATAGTTGAATAATTTCTCATTCTCTGTCTTACTACCTACAGTAATATCAGCTGCTTCGCCGTATAGGTGCTAACTCTTCTTAGCTTTACTACCTACAGCCTTATTTAAAGCCTCACAGCGATACCCTGAGTTAACTTTGATAGGTTTACCATACCATTCCCTTAAAGGGTCTAAAACAGCCTCTATTAGCTTCTACAGCTTTAATACTCCTTCAGAGGAAGGAGTATTGTCTATACCGTTAGCTTTTGCTGTAGATGACTTTGTCATTTCCTCAATTGTAAAATATTTCATTATTTCTATTGTTTACTGTGTAATATAAAATACTGATACTAGATAAAGTTCATGTGTTTGTGAGACAGTTAGTAAATAGTTTCCAGCTTGTGCATCTAAATGTTCATAAGGAAAAATCCATTGTGAACTATTGTTTTTAGAATCACCTTCTGAATGAATCATTCTGAATTCTAAATTTGTTTGTGTAATTATATCTATTGGAGTAGTGTCATAATAAGATTTTGTCCATACATCTTTAGGATTAAGTACTACTGTATCATCATTTATCTGTATAGTTTTAGATGCAACGCTACCATTTATTATTACAATGCACCTTTTATTTCCCAATGGAAAGTCATATGAGAAATGGGGGGGGGTTGGCAGATTAGCAACAAACTCAGCTTTTGTCATACATTCATTGTTAGGTACAACACTGAATCCTTCTGCATAAGCTTCTGCTTTTGTAATTAATTCGTTTGTGGATTCCATATTAACTATTAAATTAAAAAGGTTTTGCGTCTTGTGACAAATATATATATGTAGTTTTACCCATAGCAGTTACAGCTACTGTGCAAGTTCTCATCATGTTTGTCTAATTACCATATAAAGGTCTTACACGTAGTATTCCTCTATCTAACTACAACACTTTAAAGTATTGTGACTATCCTGTAATTTTAATAGCGTAATCACCAGTATAATCTTGAATATTTTGGTGTATAGCGAACTAATTAAGCAGTATAGTAGTACCATATCTCAATTGAATATCTCTCTATGTAGTACTATCGTGTAACCAATTTTCGGCTAACGAATCTGCCGTTAATTTTTCTCTTTCAGAGAAGTTTAACGTAATAGAACTATAGTCAGCTAATTCATTAGAATCTGTAGTACAAGCATAAGTAAGTTTACTATTTATTTCAGATCTAGATGGACATTCATTAGTAACTGGAACACTTACGTATTGTAGATATTTGGTTTGTATTCTACCATAAACGTTTAACCAACTTTGCATTTCTGTACTAGATTTAGGTTCAACTAGCATGTCTTTATCTACCATTCTTCAATTCCTCCACTTGTTTCTTTAAATCTTCAATTTCTTGCTTAAGCAGTTTGATGCCTTCTACTGCCACTACTCCTAACATACAATAATCTACAGACTTCATACCATCACTATCTGTGTTAACTATTTCAGCAAAGTTATTCTCTAAATCCTATGCAACAGTACCTATCTGGTGTTTATCATGCATATCAAACTCTACAGTAGGTATATTACATATCTGGTCTAATGTATGATTTAATGGAGCTATATTAGATTTTAATCTAACGTCAGATTCTTTAAAGAACCCAGATGCATGCACTTCTGCAAAACCTCCGGTCGCTTGACCGTTACCAATATATAGTTTTCCAGCAGATACAGTGTTACCACTACGAGATCTATAATTTAACCATACACGTTCACCTACTTCTCCATCTGCAAAGTTGAATTCATTACCATCGTTTAATACATTTTTGATACTATGCCAATCTGGAAGTAAATTTTCTGAAATAGCAACACAATCTTCATTATTTGGCATTAGTTTGAATGCCATGCGCTTGGAAACAGGACCATTAGTAGTATAATAACTAACGTTATATTGGAAATTATATTCTTCTTTTGTATGTTCGTAATATACGTATACATTACTAATTCCAAGGCAATTGACATTTGAAGCGTAACTATGAAATAAATATTTCTAGCGATGTTCAATTATATCCATAACTACTTCTTTCAGTCTATCTGTTGACCCAAAGATGTTGTTTATAAATTCTATTGCCTCTGTACCAGTTGCATTTTTATCCAGAGTTAAATATGCACCATTCGGGACATCAATTACTTTACCATAATTATAACGGTCTATTTCTCGTATAAGGTCGGGAATTTCAGTAGTTGGACTAATGCTTTGGCTACCCGAACCTGGCGCATATGTGTCAGTATGAAGAATAACTCTTGCTCCATGAGAAGCATAAAAGTGATATTTACCGCCGCCTCGTACATAAACATAACATATGTCGTAGTTACTTAAAGTAGATAGACCTCGTACCGGATCAGTATTGGCAAGATTAAAATCTGACAAATGTACAGCAAGTATACTTCTTGAGTTAACTCCCCAGGCATACGGAGCAAATTCCCAAATTTTGCGAACACTAAATCCCTGTTCATGTGTAGACCATGACGGTTTTGTACCACTATCTAATGCTACTAGTACTTCTACTCGTATGTTCATTCTTTCTCCAGCAGCAATCGTAACCGGATACCACGTATTTTCATCCAACCCGGAGGCGTCAATCTCTGTAAGTTGCATCATGTAGCCAACACTACGAGCGCTTGAAATGCTGTCGTTAACATACTATTTCAAAGACTCAATGTCTGCACTGCCTCCTTGTACTTCTTTATAAGTACCGTTGTCAGATAAGTATTTAGTACCATTACCATTAGTAATTATTTTATCTATTTTGGTCTTATCTGAAGGAGTAAGTATACCAGCTTTACTAGTTGTTGCAGAACTAATATTTATAGTTGTTCCTGATAATGTTCCGTCTACAATAGACGTCTTATCTAAAGATATATTTACACTATCGTTATCACTATCAACAGTAATATCGGTAACTACCAATTTAGGTATATTATCTACTCTCTACTTTAAAGCATTACCATCTGTAGCACTAAATTTACCATTAAGAGCAGTTTGTGTAGCATTAGATATAGGCTTATTAGCATCAGAAGTATTATCTACATTACCTAATCCTACTTGAGCTTTATTAACTTCATGAGGATTAGACTTATTATTAATATGTGTTTCTAAATTAGTCTATACAGCATCAATATCAGAAGTAATACCAGCTTGATCTTTTAATCCATCCAGTTTAGTTTTATCTGATGATGACATTAAACCTGCTTGAGATATAGTAGCTGAAGTAATAGTAAGAGTATTTCTACCTACTTGCTATGCTTCTTGTCTATAAGTAGTAAAATTTAAAACTGCTTCAGTAGTAGATTGATTTACATTTACTGTATCAGTAATTAGTTTATCAGGTATTCTATTCAATTTATCTGTAGTAGCTTTACCCTTATCTCCAGGATATGCAGTAGAACTAGTTTCACCTAATGCTAATGATTTAGATATTTCTACATAGCCTGTACCTGACCATCTATAAGTTAAATTAGTATCTTGTACTATATATATCTTACCAGATTCACCCGTACCAGGCAAATTACTAAAAGTATCAACTTCTATTACATCATCTACATAAGACGGTAATTGAGCAGATGGAATAATACCACTTTCATTCAAAGAAGCTAAACCATTTGGAGCTCCTTTACTATCTATAAATTCTTGTACTTTTTTATTAAGTTCAGATGTATCACCTATAAGAATCCAACTACTTTCTTTAGTATAGTCAGCGCCAGGTGATAATTGATATACTTTACCAGGTCTATCTTTACAGGAAACTAACATACAGTCATATTTCCATATACCTCCCTATTCATCTGTCCAGGTCTCTGGTTTTACTAGATCTGCATATGAATTAACTAACGATCTAGCTTCGAGAGGGGCATCTTTCTTTACTTCAAGATTACCACTAAAATTAAACGTTCCTCTATCTCTCATAATTAAGCAAATGTTATTTTAAATGAAGATGAACCGTTAGTTCCATCATTACGAGTATATACTTTATATTGTACATTAGCACCTTGTACATTTATAGTTTCAGTAGTAACAGAGAATCTACTAACACTATAGTCTTCATACTTACCACCAAGTGTATTCAACAGCGTAATCTTAGTTACATTGAACTTAGCTGGTATCTTAAATGCGTGTTTATTGCTTGCTGTTTCAGCTACAAATGTAACATCTAATGTTTTATTAGTAGTCAGTCCTAATTTGGCAAATGTTGTAATATTATCCTTATTAGTATAGTAAGGATATACTCCTGTAACATTCAATGTTTTGGAATTAGAAGGAGTTGAGCTAGTCTTAGTAATAGTATCTTTAGCTACTGATTTATGTTCTTCACTAGTCTTACCTAAGTTACTACATGCATAATATACAGGCATAGAAGCAAATGTAGCATTAGCTGTAGGCCCAGTTATATCTACTTTTACTGTATTAGTACCTTCAATAGCTTTAAATGTCTTGCTATCTAAAGTAACCTAAGCAGGATTAGTATTAGCAGTAGCATTCTCTACACTACCATTAGTAGTACGCTTCATAGTATAATTAACTGAATTTAGAGCAGCGTTACTAGCATTAACTGTTATAGTAGTATTAGAAGAATCCTTAGTATTATCATTAGTAGAACTATAACCATAAGTAAATCCACTGTATGTTCTAGCTGTAGTAGACATAGTAGCGGCAGATAGAGTAGTCTTTCCAATAGTAACAGTAGCACCTACTTCTACTAAGTTTGTACTACTTAATGTGAATGAAGGAGCTGCAATTGCTGCACTAACTGTACCTTCTTTGAATACAAGATTAGTAGGCCACAATTCTTTAGTAAATAGAGATATAAATAAGTCCTGCATACTGGTATCGGGACTGATACTATTAATACCTGCTTTATTAAGTAAATCAGCTAATGGGCCACCTGCAACCGGTATAGCATCAGTAGTCTTTATAGTTTCTGTAGTATCTTCTATTAATTCCTGATAATTACCATTATCAGTTAAATACTTATTACCATCTCCGTCAGTAACTATCTTATCTACTTTTACTTTATCTGTAGCAGACATAACGCCTGCATTACTAGTAGTAGCTGATGGAATAGTTTTACTACCTTGAGCATCACCATCAAACAAACCTGATTCCTGTTTAACGTCATACTCATAGTTGAAAGTAACAGTTGAACCATCTGTAGTAAAGTCTGCAACTTCTCTAATGACGTTATCAGGTAAACTATTAGCTATATCAGCTAAATGCTTACCTTTACCACCATCATACGCAGTACCAGTTACTTCTCCAATAAATAGTCTTTCTGACATAACTACCATATCATTACCATCCCAAAGATGTATGATATTAGTTCTGTTGTACTCATCTAAACCTACTAATACATATACTTTAGATGTAAGTGGGTCTAACATATCCCACTTATTAAAACTTCTAACGTATAGTTTCTTATTTTCTTTGCAGTAGTAAATATCTCCTTCTTTAGCTTGATATAACAGTAAGTCCATTTCTGATACTGTATCTACAAACTTCTATATTTTTATTAAAGCTTGTAGTTCTAAATCACTATCAGATATATCCCCTATATAATCTATTAAGGACTATATACTTAACTTACCATTATGAATGCCATCTTGAAAAGGAATTATTTCTTTACCATTGAGATCTTTCCTTTCGACTAACTGACTTATTCTAATTCCTTTTGTAATCATATTACTTATTCTGTTTTTAATGCATTAATAGCATCTATAATTGCAGGTTTACAGTACTGATTTACAAACTGCATAAGAGTTTGTATTTCTTCTTCTGTATATTCCGTTTCCCCTTCAGAATTATAAATCTTTAAAGCTAACGCGTGAGCCTTAATACCACTACCTGCTTCGTAAATCAATTCACCTAATTGTTGTCTAGCATCCAAACAGATCTTGTTTGTCTTTTGAATGTCTGTGTATGTTTCTAGTTGCGCAAAGTTTATTTTCATATTAATTAAATTTAAAACTTTTTAACATAGCATAATATTTTCTTTCAGTCAAAGTAAAAGGTTCGTGAATTATAAGTATTGTAACAATATCTCCTTGATTCATAGTAACATAATCTATTTTGTTTCCATTTGAATCATATAGCTATGGAAATTCTGTACTTCCAAAATCAGTAGCTCTTCCATGTCTTCCATATACTCTAGTTTCAGTAATACCTATATCTGCTACAAAAGTGATTTCAGCACAGAATGCTGATCCTTTAGTTATACCTAATCTACTAGTTACATTACGTTTAGATGGTAAGTTGACAAATGAACCTGTAGTACCAGCTGTTCTTAATATGACTACTTCACTATCGAAGTTTATTTCGTATGTAGTGTTATTGGCTGTATAACTTTTGACATCGTAATCAAATCCTTGTACTAAACCATTCATAACGACATCTCCATTACCACCTATAGCTATATTAGATATATCACTTCCGTATACATCAAAAACAAGACCAAAGTTTGGTAGTTTACGGTCAATACCAGAATTAGTTTTTGTTATAATACCTAATCTATTAGTTCCTAGTGTAGATATATGACCTACAGCAAACATATCACCTTCTTTTTTAAATAGAATAGAATTTCTATCTAAGTATAAGCAATCTCCTGTACTAGAATCTTTATTTTCTAAATAATTACTACCTATATTAAAACCTCCTATTTGACCCTTAGTGGAATACAAGGCTCCTGATTGAGTTACTCTAAATGGAGCACTGCTTCTATTTTCTTCATCAGAACCAGCCCATATGCGAATAGAATTAGAATCACTACCTCCTTCTCCAGTAATACCAGCTACCACTCTAAATCCATTAGGTGTATTATCAACCTAATAACCAACTCTTAATGAGTTACCAGTAATAAAGTCTAATTTAGCATTCTTAGCTATAATCAAATCAGTATAAATACTACCTACATTCTATGCTAGTTCTTCCCAATATTCAACTCCACCATCTGTACCAGGAGCATTATCATTAGTAGATATGTGAGGTGCTTTTGTATAAATACACTTATATACTTTATATCCAGTAGTAGTAGCTAAATCTTTAACTAATACTATGTCTAAGTATCTTAGTTCTGATACAGATTGTGGTACATCCTAATCATTTCTATATTCTACTCCAGGTTTCCATTCAGATCTACGTACTATCATACCAGCTCCTGGATCACCCTTAGATACCTGCATTAACCAATCAGGATTATCTTCACTAGGTTTAGTATCAGAACCATTAGGATTAACGCATAACCATAAGTAACCTAATACGCTTACTCTATCATAATAGTCATAATGAGTATCTGGTTCCCAAGGTCCTCTATCGTTAGCATACTTTATTTCTTCTCCATTTGGTTTTACTTGAGTAATCTTACCGGTAAAATATACTGAGTTAAGGTATGCTGAATAACCAGTCATTTCATATCCAAATATATTAAGATTACTCAAATCACCAAACTACATAGCTATATTGATAGCTTTCTAATCCCAAGTATTTTGTTTTACTAAGTAACGAGTATAAGTACGAGTTGAGTAGCAAGATGTCTGACGATCTACATTAGTTTTATTGCCATATGCTACAAAGTTCATTTGAGCACAGGGATGGAATACCATATTCCAATATTCATCTACTGGTCTAAGTTTATAACCAAATTTTTTATTTTGAGCATCTAGTATATTAGTAACTTCAAAGTATACAGTATAGAAACCTGCAAACTTTCTATTACCTCTACCATCATCTTCATCGTGTTCAGCATTTTCATCTGTCTTCTCTGAATGATATATACCCATACATAAGTCACCCATTGATACAGCCCCGTATTCTCCTTCTTCTAGTTTCAGTGTAATAACACCTGAATATTCATCTGTTTGTTCTACACTTTCTATTACACCTGCACCAGGAGCATTCCATTTATCACCTAATTGAATTTCTACACGGTTATATCTCAATTCAGGTACTTCAAGGAATCTACGCAAAGTAAGACTATCAAATTCAGCATGACCGTACTTATCAATCTTACCACCGAAACCAGTAAGACCTGATGCAAAACCTTCTTGACCAAATATTGCTGATTCTTTAAACCACACTTCATAAGCAGTAGAATCAGGTTTAATCTTACTTAAGAATACGTCATCATATATCTCTGTGTTCAGGTTCTTATTGGTCCACTTCTATAGTTCACTATCCCATGCTAATGCGTTGTCATTACGTAAATTATTAATAGATACATCTTGTAAATCAACTAATTTACCAAGTAAGCCAGTAACTACCTTATTAGCGGCAATATTTGACCATCTTTTACCGTCATACTAAAGTAAGTCTAATTTAGCAGCATCTACTATATTAGTATCCTTCATCTACTCAATACGATTCTATAGATTAATTTGAGTTTGTAGACTGCCTATATTATTACGTAATTCTTCTATATCAGATGTATTAGCTGATATATTCTCATTAGACTTATCTAAGTCTGTATCTTTAGCATACTATATTAGACTATCTGATATAGTCTTAATAGATGTGGTATTTTTCTGTACTTGTTCTTCTAATGGAGTCATTTTTCACAAATTAAAAGTTCGTCATAGAATGTTTTTATACCTAAATCTACTCCTAAACTTTGTTCTAGCAGTATTGCTTTATCATCAGTTTCTGAAGTATCCTTCCACATTTCATCCAAAGGATGTACTAACTTGCTTATCAATGCTCTAAGACAATCTATTTGTTCATCTGTAAACTTTAAATCACTTTCTAATAGACGAGCAATATGATTAGCACAAACCCATTTACGTATACAAGGTATACCTTGATTAGAGTTGTACTTAACTTTTAAGTTATACTCTTTACCTATTCTATATATATCATCTATTAGCATAATGAACAAACTCCGTTTCTACAAGTTTTATTACAAGCAAAGCAATCGTGGTTATTGTAGAATGTAGTTTTAGTATCTAAACATATATTTAGCATTCTAGCTATATCTGTATAATACTGTACTGCATCGTCTATTAAGTTATTATTGATAGCGTAACTTAACAGATCTTGTTTCAATAAAAACAATATCATTCTATCTATTTGCTGATCATCTAAACAAGTACTACAGTTCTTACATAGTAATTCTACTTCTTTATAATATATATCAGCTTGATTGAAAAAGAATTGACTTGAATTATCTATAGTAGCAATAAACGCACTCATACACATATTTTCTAATTTATTAGAATCTATTACTATAGATAATCTCTATTCGTCAATCTTTACATCAGAGCTATAGTCTGTACCTAATACTAATAATTTATATGAATGCTTATCAGGATTTACTGAACTCCTGTTAGAATAGTTATTTAGTGTGTCTATATATAAATACAAATTTGAATCTACTGAATCAGGTATCTTTGTATCTAATTCTACTACTATGTTGTGTTTTACTATTGTTATACCAGTTATCTTCATATTAATACTTTTAAATAAAAAAAGGCTACAGGGCTATTTAGCCCCATAGCCCTTTGTCAGCACACTGAAATTATATCTTATTATTTTACTTCTGCACCAGCAATAAAGGATTGAATACCTTTATCAACGATACTACCTACCATGCTAGGACAGTATACTTCCGTAGTCAACGGAGTAGTCTTAATATACTGATTATCATTGCTAAGATACAGATTGTCATTTTCAATTACTGCACAATCGTATTTAGTACCCTCTACTACTTTACGAGCTTGTTCTACTTCAGGATATGCGCCAGTAAATACATGACCTTTATAACCCATGTAACGTACTTCTGCATCACGAACCTGTTTCCAGAAACCTCTACCAGGATTACCAGGAGTCTTAACAATAGTGGCACCAGCTACAGCTTCCGGCTGATTAGCAAGCAAAGCACCGGGAATAGTATGATACAGAGATACTTCCATATCTACTACTGAGTATTCATTCAATGAATAAACGCCTTCGTTATCATCCTTAACCATTGCAGTTAAAGTAAGAACAGCTTCAGCATTTTGAACCTGAATACGACGATTCTTGTGAGCGTTAATCTTCTTCACAAAAGCTTCTGCCAATTTCTGTGCTTCATTTGATTCAGCGTATACTTCATAAGTATGAGTAAACTGGAAGTTATTAGCTTCAATATCCTTATACAGAACACGAAGTACATATCTATGACCAGCTACTACAGTAGCATTAGTTAAAGTAACTACTACTTTATCCTGAGTAGGTTCTACATTGGTACCAATTACAGCAGACGGTTTAGAGCTCTTTTGAATTTCATTAGAAAATTCAATATTGGCTTTCTAAGCAACCGTACCGTTAGGCATAGTAACATTAATTTTCGGACCTGCTACACCAACATAAAGCGAACTAGCTTTAGCAGCTTCAGCAGCAGTTTTAAGAATAGCTCTATTCTGATCAAACAAAGCTACTTCACCAGCATTCAAAGCATCAGCAGTAGTATAGCTAGCAGGGCATTTAGTACCGATAAGTACGGTATGAACTGAAGTTATCATATAAATTATTTATTTTAAATTAGACATATTAAGCGCTTCTGTCTATTTTCGCTTACTTTCTACTTTCCTAACTTGTTTAAAAGTTTAATTTCCACGTCAATAAGCGCTTTCTGTTAATGTTATTCCATTGAATTTACTTCATTAGAATATACATTATAATTTGGTAAAGTAGCCAGTATTAACTAAACTGCCGATTTAACTACTTCCATATGAGTATGACTAGGTAAATCTGTATACTCATCAGTAGGATTAGTTTTAAGGTCTACCTTACTTGGTTTCTTTAAATACTCAATAGTATATTCAGCTACTTTATAATTACCATCTGTGTATAAAGTAATTGTATTATCCTATATGAGTCTGATTGGTTTAGCTTTAGTATACTTTAGACGATACTCAGATAATGAATTTTCCTTGATTCTATCAACAGTTTCAATAGTACCCTCTATAGTATCACTGTACTTTATTTTGTAGTTACCTAAGGCATCCTTCTCCCAGCAATTATTTATTACTCCATCTGCTGGAACTATACCTGCTGTATCTCCTAATAATATAACATAATCATCAGGCAAGGTAACTGTATATTCCTCTTGGTTTACTTTGGTAATATCTATATCTTTGTAAGTGTGCTTAGTAACTAGAGTACGTAAATCGTCAGTACGTTTCTGATCCTATTCAAACCCTCTTTGTTTAAAATTCAAACCAGAATACCTAGTCTTCCAGAATTTATCAATAGCTTCATTAATGAATGATATTATAGTATCAGATGGTAATTTGCCAGCTAAAGATAATTCAGGATTGATTAACTGTAATCGTCTCTCTACTTCTATTTGTAATTCTCTAGGGCTCATTATTCATTTAAGCTATCAAGTTGTACTTTAGTTTGTGTTCTCTAAGACTCTATAGTCTCTAGAGCAATTTCTACAGCCCTATCTATTACTTCATTAAGTACATAATCAGGTACTTCGGTAATATCCTTATTATAGTCTTTATAACTAATAGTTTCAGGATATTTAATATAAGTAATATCTGCTGTATATTGTTCAGAAGACATACGTATAGGATCTATATAAATCTTTAAAGTATTGTCTTCTAATACTGCTATAGGAGTTTCAATCCAAGGTATATTGTTATATGTTTGTAAGAAACCCTTAGCTTTTTCATGATCTGTTAATGAACATATTGCTGCTTCCCCATTAAAGTGAAGTACACAATCTACATAGAACATTCTTCTAAGCTATTCTCCGTCATTAAAGAAATTAGATAAAGTAAGCACATTAGAATGTGAGTATGGATATACTAACGATAATGCTGTATCTGTCTTAATTAGTTTCTATAGATCAGCAATACGTTTAACTGCACCTTCAAATCCTACTTTTAAAGTATTATTGCCAGTGTACTTATTACATATTACCTCTATATATGCCTAATTAAGAAATAGATCTATTTCTTCAGGTAGGAATGCAGGGCAGCCACCAAAAGCAACTGCCTCTGAATTCTTATCCATGAGAACTTTAAATGCCTTATGTAAATCAGATATTTTCATTATTTAGATTTAATTTCCTATTGTATGGCAATACGAATGTCTTGGTTCTTCTTATTATTCAAGTAAGCAATAACATCATCTATGCCATTACCAATTAAGTCTGTACCAAAGAAGTATTGAGTTCTATTCTTACGAATAATATTCTTAGCAATAGCTTCTTCAATAACAAAAGTAATTTCTTTATTCGGGTTTTCTACCCATTTCATTATAAACTTATCAGGTGCAGCTTCAATTTGTTCACTAAGCTTAGCTTCAACCATTTCATTAGACAGTGTATCAGATTTGATACCATAAAGTCTAAGACACTTACGCATATCTTCAATAGACATCTTATCCATTTCTCTATATGCTTCACGTTTGATCTTGTTAATCTTATTAACTTCTTTAGCTTCACTATCTTTATTGATAATAACATAATCAGTAGAAGCTGTTACATTGTTAAGCCCATCTGCTACTCTCTTATGCTTTTTCAAGAACAAATATTTAAGCTCATCTTCAGGTCTGTCGATATCCAGAATTAGATCTTTCCTACCAATTTTAATAGCAAATGTATCCCAAAATTTGCTTTCAGGTGAAAGCTATCCTTCTGCATATCCAATCTCTTTTTCTAATCTGGTTGCATCTTCTGCACTTAAACCAGTATATAAATTACCAGAACGTGTCCAGTATGAACTGATATAGTCGTAACATGTAGACCATTTAGTAATACCAGTCCAAGGGTTTGTTTTAATTATTCTAACGATTACTTCCATAATTAATTAATTAGATTGTTCAGTTAGTTCTTCTTTGTAAGTAAAATATGCATCACATTTTTTACAATAATGATTTTCTGATTTACAGTATTTAGTAAGAGTATCCTTATTTATTCCAAAATAATTAGCACATTCTACCATAGAATCAAATTCTATTATTTCTTTTGTACTTGCTTTTTCAGCAAGTACTTTCTTTTTGCCCATTTCTATCATAGTTTGAATATGAGCTTTTTTCTTGTCAGATACAACTCCTTTTCTAGCTTCAGACATCTTCTTTTTGGTTTCTTCAGAAAATTTTCTACCTAGTGCTTTTTGACGAATTTTTTCTTTAGTTTCCTCAGAATGTGTTCTACCAAATGTACCATCTCCACCTTCTGTAAGATTGTATCCTATATTTCTATCTGTAGAATTATACTGTTTTATCCAGTATTTTTCTTTTTCTTTTAGTTCGTCGTATGTATCAGCAAAATCAATTATCTCTAAAGTGAAATTATCTTCACCATATTTTGCCATAGAACGATGGATTGGAGAAGGTTCTCCGATGCGAGATTCATACCAATGATGGCGATATCTCGCACCTGAACCTTGATTTGTTATGCCTATATAAATCTTATTAGTAATCTTATTAGTGATTTTGTATACTTCGTTACTTTTCATATAATCATTTTTAGTTGGTTATATGATATATAACGTCCGTTTCCATAAAAGGTTACTAATTATTTGAACTTATTTAGTCCTCACACTCCATGATCAATTCTCCGCATGCTCTAGGATCTCGCAACATGATGCCCATTTCACCGAGGAAGAATACCGTATAGCCATCCTTACCATTAGATCTCAGCGTATTCTTGGAGTTAGCATAACCAGACGGAGCTACAGCACCACCAGTATACCAAGTTACGAATTCACGATCTTTACGAACTACTTTAACAATGTTAGCTTCGCCATCACGACGACCCAGATCCAGGAATGTCATACGATATGACTCCAGAGGTTTCAGAGTAACCGGATGCAACTGACGATTATAAGTAGTATCATCATACAACGGGAAATACTTCAAAGTAAGCTCAATACCATTAGTCATCTGATAAGTCTTGAACTGACCACCAAATTTCAGGTTATCACCAGAACCAGTTACAAATACAGTATCCATGAGGTTCATAGTAGCTACTTTTTCCTTCAAAATACGGTCAAATTCACGCATACCCATTTCACCAGTCAAAGCAACAAACTTACGTTCGTTAGTACCAAGTACATTGTAAGACAGGTCAAACAAGAAATCTTCCAGCAACTCAGCTGTCAATCTAGTATACATACGCTTGTTAGACGGAGCAATCTGTTCCAGCAAACCCGCACCGATAAATACCGGACGACCATTAGTGCCTTTCAAGTTACAAGAACCATCTTTATTTACATTAGATTTCATGTAAACAAGCATACGTTCACATCTCTTATACCACTCACGCAGAGCTAACCATTCCTGATAATCAGCCCACAGATAAGATTTCTTACCAGTCTTAGGATCTTGCAAAGCAATAGCCATTACTGTAGAGTAAGCAGAACCTGTAATATCGTAGTTAATACGAATAGTAGTCAGGTAGTTGCGCATCTTAAAGTGAGTACTATAGTTCAGGATATCACCTTCTTCACTGTATTCTTCAACAGCAGAAGCAAGACGAGATACTTGAGAACCAGCTTTCAAATATTTAGCAGGTACATATGAAGCGGGATTACCATCTGCAATAAAACAAGTATAAACCCACAAGTTACCATCCTGATACGGAGCACCAGCAACACGCAACTGATAATCTTTGTTATCCAGTTCAAGAACTGCTGTAGGACCAAACCAGTTTTCTTCTAACCACAGATAAATAGGAGTATTACCTAAACCAGCTGTAGTATTGTCATTGATAGCAGCACCATTCCATTTAGCATCTCTAATGGTAATAGCTCTATCTGTATCAATCATTACATTCCACTCCCAGCTCGGCTGATCAATAGTCATTACATTACCAAGACCGCCAGTCAGCATGTCAAGGGAAGTATTGTAACCATTATCTTTAGTTCCAAATACATAAGATAACACGGTAGCAACCTGATACGGATTCTATTGCGAAGCTGCTGAAATCTTGTTAGTATCAATCAGGTCAGAAAAACGCTTACCTTTGTACAGAACCAAGTTATTAAGAATATTATTATCCATAAAATATTAGTAAATTATAATTTAGTTGTTATTTAATCTACACGCAATTGTCGTGCAAAAGAATCCCACATAGACTCAGTGCTAGTGTTATCCTGTCTTCTAGTCTTTCTACTTACTCCTGTTTTACTTAAGCTATTTTTAAATTTATTAATAGCCGCAGTAGAGCCTTCGCTCTTTGCTGCCTTTAGTAAAGTATCACCTTTCATAGTAAAGTAGGCAGACTCGAGTAAGTTTTTCACGCTTTTGGAATAGTCTTTCTGATACTGAGTCTTTCCATCAGCTGTGGGTTTGAATATATATTCTAATAATGCCTATTTATCTTTTTGAGGTATTTTAATTCCACGAATATTATCCATGCCCTTTATTTCAGTCACAACGGAGTTAAAGTAATCCTGTTGACGCTTTTTAAGCTCCTTAGCACTCTTTTCTTGTTCTTCTAATAGCTGTTGTTTCTTTTGCTCTCTAATGTCTCTAAGAGCTTCTAATGCGTCCGTAGCCTCATCCTCAAGTAAACCAGCATCTTCATATTTAGTAAGCTTCTTATCTATTTGCTTATTATTAAAGCCTTTTTCTTTCAAGAACTCCTTAAGTATAAGTTTTTGGTTTACTTCATTATCCTCAATTTCAAAATCTTCTAGATCTAGTTCTCCATCAATTTGGAAATAATCTCTCAAATTACCTCCATTCTTAACAAATTTATCTAGAGCTTCTACCTCTTCACTGGCGTACTGTGGTACTGAATTCTCTTCAATTACCTCTTGGAAGTACTCTACCAACTCTTCTGCTGTCTTAGGTTTTTCATCATCTTCTACATCTTCCCAACCAAGTCTCTCAGAAATAGAGTCAAAGAAACTGATAATTGTATCACTTTCAGAGTTATCGTCAGGTATATCGTCATCCACAATATCGTCGGTATCATCATTATTATCTAAATCATTATCAGGGTCATCGTCTGTATCATCTTCCTTATTGTCCTTCTTATCTTTCTTAGAAGATGTTTTTACAGTCGTGTTATCCTTAGGTTCTTCTTTAGGCTCTTCTTTATCAGGATTGTTATTCTTACGAATTTCTTCTAACTCTTCATCGGTTAACTCTTCACCAGCTCCATCAAAATCATCTTCGAGACTGGTATTAAATGTATTTTTATTTACTACACCACCTGGCATGAATTCTTCAAATACTTCAAAGCCGTTCAATGTGTTCTTATCCATAATTATATATAATTAGATTAATTGTTTTTCTTTCTTCCTTTGTGTTTCCAACGTCTAGCGTTCTAAGCAAATATTGCCCTCTTACGTGTTAAAGGATTCTTACTATGTGTAAGTTCTTCTGTAGTCTTACCTGTTCTTTTCTTTAGAGCATTGAATTTACCTCTATTCTTTTTCTTAATATGAATACCACCATACTTATATGAAGGTATAGGGTAAACCGGCATAATACCTGTATAGTCTATTAGATCATTCATTAGTGTTTAAATAATACTCTTCTAATATTCTATCAAAATATATCTTTAATTCTTCATAAGAGAAATAATTATCTTCGACAAGAGATTGTAATTCTTCTGTAGTAAGATCTTTAGAATATATAGGATCTTTTCTTAAATCAAAAGTAGAATTACAGTTTAAACCTAAATATTCGTCATTCCAGAAACTAAATATAGTATCTGTGCAATAAACAGGGCTAAATGTGTCTACATATTTTTGCTATTTTCTTATAGCACTCAGATAAGTTTTTAATTTACTATCTTCTGTAACTGAAACTATCATACTAATATACTGTCAGAATTATTATTAGTTGCTGTTATTGGAATCATATTAAAGCCATCAATAAACTATTTACCACTTTTATATGAGTTAAATATTTTCTTTAAATTATCAAAATTAGAATTGAATAATTTCTTTTTAAAAGAATTTAAACTTTCTTTTCCAGTAGGATCTAATAGATTATTCTCTCTTAAGTAAGTTCTAAATTCGTTCATATGAGATTTAATTTCGGAATCTTTAAGTAAATAGTTTTGTATTTTATTGTATGTTTTAGGATACATCTATTTAATTCTATCAGAAGATTCAAATTTATCTCTATTAAATATAGGCCTTACAACTTTACCATCACTACCGAATACTCCGGCCTATCTATCTATTTTATGTCCTAATTCATGATTAATTAGTCCAACTCTAGGTTTTTTATTCACTATCTAATTATTGCTAATAAAAATATAGTCTGGTATCGCAGGATTAAATGACCCATATGTATCAGGATCCATCGGTTTTATACCAATTTGGGTAATATCATTACTATTTTGATACTTTCTTTTAAGCTCATCAGAATACGTTCTAACATAATTGGTTCCATATTTTCTATCAAAATTAGCTGCTCTTCTAAATGCGTCCTCATTTTCAATCCAATTATCGTATTCTTTGTTTCTATCTTTTATAGCTTCTTCGTATAGCTTTATTCTACTTTCCTTATAAGAATCAGCATTATCTATATAACTCTAAACAGTTTTATCCATTAATTTACTGTTATAATTCTATTTAGATTTAGGAGTAATTCCTTTATATTTTTTTCTAAATTGCTTAACAGTCATAGGAACAAAAGGAATCATTGTAGCAGCAGCTAAACCAGCTCCAGTCCAATCTCTTTCTGTAACAGCATTATATACATCTCTAGCAGATAATGCATCTCCTATAGGAGTTATATTAGCAGCATCTTCTAAATCTATAACAGGTTTAAGTCCTTGCTCTTTAGGTCTACCATCTGAAGTTCTACCTAATTTGATATTAATAGCTTTAGTAAAGTCATCATCAGGATTACCTACTTCGCCTCCTTCAGCATAGTTGTATGCAAAAGTATTAGTAAGATCTGATATATCCTAAGTAGTAATATCTTTCCACTAATCAGGAATTACAGCTCCTTTGTTTATCATTTCCTATATATCATCAGAACTAAGCTATCTATTAGGATCAATGTAGTAATTACCAGCATCATCTTTTAAAGTCTAATTCTTACCTCTAAAATCCCAAGTCTGTGCATGTTTTTCATTAGCTTGATTTATATAGTCTGAATACTGTGGATCATTACTAGGTATACTTATATTTGGAGTAGAATCTAAAATAGCTGGGTTATTGTCTCCTACTATATGACCTATACCTTCGTGCCATGTGTTTCTAGGAGCTCCATAATATGAATACATACTCGGTACTGCAAATCCTTTAGTACCTTTAGCGTTAATAGCTTGTAATTGTGATTTAATATTCTGTTCTGTTGGAGTATAACCTTGTGAAATTAGATTATCTTTCATAGCTTCTGTAGGATTCTTCCAAGTAGCTTTATCTATATCTGAAAGTATTTTATCTAACCTACCATCACCTAACTGAGATCTATACTTTGGATTTTTAGCTCTTTCTTTATACCAATTAGTAGCAAATTCTTTCTAATAAGTATTTTGATTCTATAACATCACGTTATAGTCTAGTTTGTCTCCTATAGTTGATTCTTTTCGTATATCTCTTAATGATTTACGAGTTACTTCTCCACCATCCTAAAACGCTTCTATCTTCCAATCCCAATAGCCTTTACCGGGATTATTCTCCCGGTAAGACTTTAGGTTTTGCATTCTCTATTTAAATGCTTGTTTATCCATTATTACTTATTATTTACCACCTTTACCTTTTTTACCACCGGATTTCTTTCCGCCTTTTCCACATGCCATAATTTATTCCTCCTTATTTTTTATTTTTATAACTGCCTATTTTTACATATTTAAACCATGAATAGTGCTTGCGCTCTTTACAATAGTTTAAGTTTTTATCATTATTGTGAGCTTCCTCTTCAAAGCTAACGTCATGATATTTATCGCTTTGTTTATTCCATTTACAGGACAACATTATACATAGGTATTCTATACCATACCATAGGTAAAAAGGAATCCAAAGCATTTCCTACATCTGTTTTAGATGTATCTTTATGATTATTTCTTACTTCTGGCTGCCTCAGCATTAGTTTTGTTCTTCAAAGCTGTTTTAGCTTTGAGTTGTTCTCTCTTATATGCTTCTGCATCTTTTTGTTTCTGTAATTCCATTTCTTGCTTCATTTTCTGCTTTTCGAGCTCAATCTTCTTATTCTCAATTTCACGTTTCATTTCCATTTCACGTTTCTTATTATTGAACTCAAATTGTTTAGAAGCAATATCAGAATTTACCTTTTGTTGTTCAATGGCTTGTTTACCTATTTCTATAGGATCAGGTATTCCATTCATATCTTGATCCATATTTTCAGCACCTCTATAAGCATTTAATTGAGCGACAGTTATCTTAGTAGCATTATTAGAATCAATCTCATATTTCTTAAGATCCATTTCAGCTTCCTTAAGCATAAGCTCTTCTTCTTTAATTTCATTCTGAATTTGAGCCATTTGCTGTTCACGTTCTGCTTGAGCTTGTTCCATAGCTTGTTGCTGTTCCATTCTCTTTTGCTCTATTTCTTCTAATTTACTTCTAATCATAGTGACATTATCCATAGTAATAATCTCGGCTATATCAAGTAAACTAGCTCCATTTTGCATAGCGGGTTGCATTAAGTTCTTAAGAGCTTCTATTTGTTGTTGGTTCTTAGTAGTATCTTCTACAAATATATCCATGTCTTCATAGAAGAAATCATCCGATAAAGTTAAAAATGCTCTAGTAGCGTCATCTAATACATACTGTATACTGGTCTTATTGTCTTTCCAAGCATGTTTAGCTGTATCTAATAGCATAGTTAAACACTCTTTTTTTACCTAATTGTGAACCCAAAACCAAGGTTCAGTAATATGAGCAGACTATACTACAGATCTTTCTACATTACCTACTAATTCATTAGATGAAATAGAACCTTCTCTTTGTTTACTTACTCCAGATATTTCAGATAACATAGATTCTATCTTATCCATTAGATTAATGTACTAGTCTATAGTATTAGCCATAGTAAGATCAAGAGCAGATATCTAGTTAAACTAACTAGGTTTACCTCCTTCTCTACCAGGAATATCCCAACCTTCCTCATAAGGATTTACAAAGTTAACTCCAAGAGCTGATAAATAATGCATCCACTTAGCTACATCTATATTCATAGACTTAGGTATCTAAGTAATATCCATAGTAACCACTTTACCTTTATCTCTAGCCATAGCTAACTCAAGGCGATACCATAGTACTATATACATGTATTGAAGCGGCTTCATCATACTAACAAGGCTACGCGGTCTACTATTAGTATTATTATATATTACTCCAGTATAAGGTAATCTTTGAGCATTCGGATTATCAGCAGATATATGCTGATACTCAATAGGCTATATACCAACATATAAGTCCTGTCCTATTCTATATCCTTCCCATACTTCTATAATCCATTTCCATTCAACATCAAGTTCATTGCCCGTTTCTTTATAGGTTTCATCTACTTGATACTCTTCTGGCATACCTGTTTCAGGATTAATTATATTGACAAAACCAATCTTCTTTAAAGATTTCCAACAGCAATGCCATACGTGTATATTATCAGCTTCTTCAAAAGGATTAGAACTAAAACCATTTATACTGTGAGTTTTAATGTGAGGATAGTCTAAAGATGTTTTTCTTACTTCTGGAGTTACACCACCCTTAGAGCGATCGTCCATCATATCTAGTAGCTCATTTAATTGCTTTTCAGACATCTTATCATACAATCTGTCATATACTTCAGTAAGAGACATAATCATCTCATAACAGCACCATTGAGCTTCATGTATAAACTCTAAGTCAGAAGTATCTGAATCATAATCAAAGTATATTGGGTTAATACGTTGCAAACAAGGTTCTCCATTTACTATACCTACATAGTATATTTCTTCGCCTCCTATTAGTGCATCCTTCCATCCTTTAAAGAATTCATGAGTAATATTTAACTTATTCTTTAAATAATTAAGACTGTGATATGCAGTTATTTCCGCAATATCTTTATAGTCTTTACTGAGATACTTTTGTATCTATTCTGGAGTCATTATTTCTCCAGACTGTAATGCTTCTTGATATCTAGCTTGTTCTTCAGGACCTAGTTTACTCATAATTGTTGCTTGAATATAGTCAATAATCATTTGTTTAGCTTTGTCCTATATTTCACTAGTAGCTATATCACTAGTATGTACTACTCTGAAGTTAAACGGTCTTTTAGTTTCTTCTCCTAAAAGTAAATCAATCTTTGGCTTTATTATATTATAGTCTTGAGCCATAGCTGGAAATCCATCCTATTGTTTGAATGGATTAGTAACATACTTAAGATCTTTTTCACTATATATACTATTGTATAGATCATAGTAAGTCTACATTTCCTCTTTACGGCTTCTATTATTACCATCTCTAGAACTACCTTGACTGTGCCCAGCTATATAATCTACACAGGCTTCTTTCCAGTCTTGAGTCTTTTTAGACATAGGCAGTCTCTATAAGGGAAATTGATTAATATTTCTCATAATTAAAACATATATGCTTCTATATTATCAGCCATTTCGTCGTCACGAAACCACTGTTGAGTGAATATAGGGCCATCAAATAGTACCCTATTTCTATTCTCTTTTTTTACTTCTTTTACTTTAACATTATAGAGCTATTCTCTATATATCATTACCTGTGTCAACGCCATTACTCTATCCACGTTGACTACATCATTAGCAGCTATAAGCTCTTCTAATAGCGGTTCTGACATTATATTGTATAGATTTTTTTTACCATCAGCGTTAATGTCATTAAGCCAATCTTTTATAAGACCCCAACCCCATTGCTTAATCTACTTATTCATATGGCAACCCTTTTTTCTATTTACTTTAGAGTTGCTAACAATATCATTAATAATGTCAGGCTAATCAGCTAATAAGTAATCACAATGCTTATTGGTAAAGTAAACAAATATTCCTTTATTCTGATTTTCATACATTGCTCTAGCATTGTAATATAATAATAATTTTCTTACATTTTCATAGAATTCTTCTGCTGATTTAGGTCTACCTGTATATTCAGCTACTATAATATCTGAATATTGCTCTATGGACTAAATACGTTTGTATATAAAACAAGAACCTAAAGATGTAGTACTTGATTCATCATAGTCATATGAGTCAATACCCGCTATATAAAGTCCAGGACTAGCATCTTTATTAGGATGCTCCCATATTACTATAGATCCAGTAGGGTCATCGCCTATAAGTGCTCCTGTAGTTTCATCTCTTTTAGTTCTTAAAGGGTAATGAGTTATATCACCATTCTTTTTAATTACCCATTTAATAGTACCATCTGGTTGCTATATTAAGTCTCCTACTTGTTTATGGTTCTATAATTTCTTATTAGTTCTAAGTAATGATAACTATTCCTGCAATTCTTTTTTGGGGAATATATTGCCATTAAATTCTAGCATAGCCTCAGCTGGAGTAACAGGACGTTCTGCAACATAGCGGTCTACTGCTGCATTACTAGTAGCATTAGATATTACTACTTGTCTTTCTGCTAATATATGTTCTAAGGATTTCTTTCTAAATGTATTACCATCTTCATCCATGTATATACGTTTACCTTCTTTATCACGTATATCAAGATTAGTATATTGAGGTACAAAGAACCCACATTTATTAGTAGTAGCACTTTCATCCCATATGTTATCAAATCCTAAACAATTGTAACCATCGGGATTATAAAACATATCTTTCATAGTTTCAAAAGCGCTGCCTTCGTCACCACCTGTTCCCCATACAATCATAGTACCAAATGCTATACCATCTACTTCTACTGATGGTCTTGCAATTTGCCATGCTGCTCCTAATTCTGAAAAAGAACCACCCTCTTCAAACAAAATAAGATTGGCTTTCTTACCACGAACTACATCTGGATTATCTTTCAAAGTAACACCAATAATCTCTGATTTGTAACCCATTTCTATTACATTTCCATAGTCATCCTTAGTATAGAATCCGGCACGTCTACGCATCTAAGTATTAACAGACCTCTTCTTACCCCATGCTGTATTTTTATCTATAAAGTCCATATAGTCCCATGCTTTAGTAAGAATACCATCATCTGTCAAATATTGCTTATTTGATGCATATATAAATGTTTTGCTATTAGGAATTAAGTAATAGTTTCGGCAAGCCATAGCTCCACCTTTATAACTGTTATGCGTAACTACAAAGTCTCTAGTAATATACATCATATTATCATGATCCACTCGAATGCATCGTTGTTGCTCTTTATAGCCCAGATTACGGATTGACTTTATACCTATAGCATTATAATTGTATCTTCTATTATCTCGTATATTAACTAGTTTTCTGTCTAAACGAAATATAGGCTCTTGCGTGGTTATAGTTATACACCAGTGAGGTAGAGTATTAGAATAGTGTCCGTTACCAAAATCAACATCGGTTCTCCCCTCAATCTTATTTGATTTCTTACAACGTATACCGAGGCTTCTACATAACCACACCACGTCATCAATTAATTTTTCAGATGTACTTACAAAAGTACAAGCTCCGTTAGAAGAACTGGAACCATCTGTATCCATTAGTCCTTGAAGTAGAGCAAATCTATCTTTTACTTCAGCGTATTTATAATCATCCGGTATGAATTTATTCTAAGCCTTCACTCTAACTCCATACTGCTTTAGAGTTCTACCTAACTCGTGCGTTTTTGCTTTCGTTAGAATAACATATTTAAACGGATCCCCTGTCGGTTTAATAATATAATTAGGAAGCAACTTTTGCATTTCCTCAACTATAAAATCATCCTCAGTAGAGAACATAATCTATGATCCACATATATACCCATCTCCTAATAGCACTCCCATTACATACGGGTCTACTTTTGGAGTAGTCTGATTAAAGTGTAAAGGATTATTAGTGGGAAGTTTATACGGATAAAAATATTTACCAGGACTACCTTGCTATAGTTTTCTTTTAGAATACTCTTTAGTAGTCATAATGTGTAATTTGCCTCTAGTAGAATTGATAGTAGACCATAAATGATTTTCACCACATCTAACCTTTCTACCATCTTGTAATTCTACTTCCCATACATCTTGTTCTCCTTGCTCTATAACCTCTATTACTTTACACGGGTCACCTGATGGGTTCATTACTAAATCACCTACCTTCAAAGACCCCATAGGAACAAACCCAGTAGGAGTTAGCACTGGTTCAGAATAAGGCTGTTCAAATCCCTTTCTACGTGACTTTAATAAGCACAGGTGTTTACCAGCTTCTTCTGCTTCTTGAACTGCATTAAAGTAGTAATAGTCATAATCCCAGAAATCAGGAAAGCTAACTTCATTTACACGTTTTACTACTGTATTACCTAACTTATCAGTAGTAATATGGTTAACTATTCGAGATATAGGGCAATAATTTAAATAAAAATAGTTATATCCACTGATAAAATCCCCATCATCAGCAGTATAACCATTAATACATCTATCCCTTTCTTCATCCCAGAATTTATAAAATTCTGTGGTTCCTTCTGGATACGAACAATATTGCCCTGTATTTAGGAACTATATTGAAGCCTAACGAAATTTATTACTATTTACTATTTTCTTATTAAAATCTACCATACTATTTTAAAAAAGGGGCGCGTTTCACAACGAACCCCTTCCCAACTTATTGATTTTTAAATATTAAAAATATGATGTTGCGGACCCACGACTCGAACGGGAACCGATGGTTATGAGCCACCAATGATACCTTTTCACCAATCCGCAGTACACAGGTTTATACGTGACACCTGTCTAACACGCTGGCTTACGATCCAGTCCTTCATTAGCTGTATTTACTATTGATCAGATAGTAAGTGACTTAGGAAGTTACGTTGCTCCTCAAAAGCTTCAATATTTTAAGTAGTTTACCAGTACGGATCGCACTTCTGCGCCCAAATCCTTTAGTATTTAATGTGCAGTTTGAATATACTACATTGCAGTTTTTCCGATAAACTACTTATAAGGAGATTTCCAGTGACTGCAACTCAGTTTCTTAAGCTGAGGTTTATACGCCTTATATTTAGTACTCCTTACCTGGGCTGATGTTTACCCCAGACTACCTGTTCACGATAACTACCTATCCAACAAGTTTCCTTCTGCTATTATAGTTTCAAAGGACTAGTATTTTAAGCAGTCTGCTTGCAGTCAGACTGCATTAATTCTTTCTTCCAAATATAGCCTTTACATGTTTTAGCTCTACCATTACAAGCTCTTTGTATTGACTTATAATCAGTATTCACAGATTTTGCAGCATTGTGCATTCCCATGTGAGTAGCAACTAATATATTATCCAGTGTGTACTGATAAACTAGATACTTTGTAGGTGCTATTCTTAATTTTTCCTTCTGTTCTTCTGACATCTTTTTACCTTTATTGAGGCTTACCATTCCTTTAATCCAATTAGAATTTCCGAAATAAACTTTACCATTTCTATGTCTTTCAACTAGAGTAGCTTTGTTCTTTTCATATTCTTCTAACCATTCAGGAATTTTAGACTTTTTGTCTTCTAGTTCTTCTTTAGTAGAAGCTGCGATAAAATTATTACAGAAAGGATGAATATAGGTATTGTTACACAATCTACCAATATTAGAACGACTTAATTTGGTAATAGAAGCCGCATCTTTTATTGTCCATGCATATATGTAATACTTTTCTACAAAATTGTATAGATAAACTCGCTTACCAAAGACTCCAGATGCAACAAGTTTTTTAGAATTTTCAGATACTTTCTTTTTCTGTTCTTCTGTCATTTTAAGACCTAAAACTCCAAAATCACCACCTTTAGTGCAGTTATATCCATCTGTATATGCGTTGTATTCTTCTATGTATTTTATTTCTAATTGATCCAATTGTTTAATTAGATCTGTATTAGTCATATCTGCATCCGGAATAAATGATTCTAATATATCTATTGTGAAGTTATGAAAACCATATTTGTTTATTGCTCTATAAATAGGTAAGTCTAATTTACCGTTTTTAGCATTTCTCATATGGTCTTTTATTCTTGATCTAATTTTAACACTTTGACCAATGTAGCATTTACCATTTAAGTTGTTTTTGATAATGTATATACCAGCTAATTTTGGATCTATATCTCTATATGTCATATCTGCAAGTTTATATGAATATTGGTTGGGGAGGTAGGAATCGAACCCACTCATACAGAGGTTTAGAATCTCCAGCACTACCGTTATGCAACTCCCCAGTGCACGTAGATATATTTTAATTGCCTCTACGTATGGCAAGTGTATTTAGAACCAACTAAATAGTCTTTTATACCAAGGTTTCTTAGCTACTACTTTACATAATACAGCATCTACTTCTTTAATCTGTTCCCAGAAATCTACTGCGTCTTTAGTAAGATCAAGAGTAATAATCAATTTTGTTCTCATAATTTATTCAATTTACTGTTAAAACGTATTGTTTAATTTAGGTTATAAATTAATGTATTATCTTACCAACTCATAAGGATTAACCTTAGCATCACCTTTAACTTTACCCATAGCTACCTCTTCAGCCTTAACCATATTCTCTAGAGTATCAATACTTTTAAGTACGTTACCTACAGATGTCATACCAGCCAATAAGTCTTTAATTTTCTTCTCATCTAGAGTATCGTCAAGCGATTCTTTATAGTACTTACTGATGCTATCTAATTTCAGTCTCATATTATCAAGCATCTCCAGCGTACGAGTATAACAGAATGCTTTATAGTCGTTTTCACAGCTAATCTCTTCAGCAGTAAATTGGTAGTTTTCATCACCAAATATTTCTTTTTTTAGCTTTTCCTCTCTACTATCAGCTTCCATACTCTGAACATACGGACTATTCCATTTATTCATAAGTACTATATAACTAATTACTTTAGTGGCGTGCTCTTTATCTGGCTTATCAGCATCCCATACTCTTTTAAAGCATGGGATACCTAAAGCATCAGAATGAATAACTACTTTTCCTCCAATTATATCAAATAGTTTCATTAACTTCTATTTTCTTAGTTAAGCTTTCAAACCATCTACTAATGTCATCTTTAGCTACTAGATCAGTGCATACTACTACTTTAGTATCATAATCTACACCATTCCAGTTAACAAAGTATAGTATTAAATCTCCTTTGTTGTAGTCTACTACTTCAGTATCAGTAACTACTTGACCTGGCTATTCAGCAAAGAATGCACATCTAATATCAAAGTCATTAGGAGTAATCTTAAGAGAATTAGTTTCTACGTCATATAGAAACTTGTTTCCATATTTATCTATTAATAATTTATCCATATTTTAGTAATTATCCGACGCCTTCACAAACTGGTTCACAACTATCACATATTTTTTCCCCACTATTTCTGTTTCTCTCTTTTTCAAGAAACTCCTTCTTACGTTCGTAATAATTGTTCAAATCATTACTATTAATAGTAATGATTTCTCCTTTTCCTCCGCCTCCAATACGATACATGAGTAAAACAACAGCACCTTTTTTTACTTCATATTCCTCACCTTCTCTTACAATAATGCCGTCTTCTTCAATAAACCACATACGATCTATATCATAGCTATGATCTATATGATCTACGTCTAATTTATCAGTATCTAGTTTTACTAGAGCATTTCTTTTAGAAATAATATATTTATTCATAATGTCTAATTTTTAATCAATTCTATAACCTAAATAATATTCTTTACTCAGTCTATATAATATACTTTCAGCCAACTACTTTGGTATATTAGGATTTACATAATCAGGATTAATCTTGTACTTTTGTAGTATCTTCTAGAACTACGCTATCTCCTTTTCTAGACTCTGAGTTGTTATATTGCTGCGTATATTTTTCATATAATTTATCACATAAGTAGTCTATCTGATCTGCTCTATCAAGTGTAGCTCCTTTGTTAGTATTATCTATAATCATATCTGTTACTGCATCTAACATATCTCCACTAAACTGATCATACATAAGTTCTCCAGATAGTATCAATTCTTCTACTTTATCAAATAGCTTCTTCATTTTCTTTGTGAACATAGAACTGTTTGTACTACCTTTTTCTACGTTCCACATTGCTATACTTTCTTCCTTTGTCATTGTTTATTAAATTTAATTACGCTGCTACTAATGCAACTTGCTGCCCAGCCAAGTAAATAAGCATAGCACTCATTTCTACTGAAAACATCTGCTGATAACCCAAGGCTATCGAATATATAATCTGTAACATGTGTTGCTTCATGTGGTATAGTATTTGATAATTCTTTATCATCTAACCCAAGTATAACTACTAATACACCAGCTTTTCCAGTATTTTTATGTATTACAGGTATTGTTACAGCATTGATAGTACCAGATTCATATTCTTCTATTAAGTCACTATAAGCGTTAGGATTCTCTTTATTGAAATCAGTTATATCACAAAATATAAATATGTCATCTAGATCTTCAATATTATCGGTAACCCAAAGTAATCTAGGATAAATTACAGGATCATATTTATTAATCTTTCTTTTCATACTGTTTCTTTAACTTAATTTTACCTAAATATGTGAATCTGATAGCTTTGTCTTCCATATTTGTTATAGCTTCATTAGCAAATCTAAATGGGCTGTTACATATAACTTCTATAACATGATAAGGCAAATTATACTTATTACTTAACTTAGTATATATACTTGGTTGATTTTTCATTGAGCTTTACTCTTTTATAGTATTTACATTCATTGAGAGTAATAGGTCCACTGATAGTGTTTGGTCTAATTATATTGATTACATCTGCTATATCTAACCAACTCTTAGAGTAATGTAAATCATTAGCTATGACAGTTAGTTTATTAGCTTCTAATTTACTATATTTACGTATAGGCTCATATATAGCTGTATCATTGTCAAAGTTTCCATTAATACTTAGTAACTCCGTTTTTTGAGTAATAAGAGTAAACCTATTATATGGCAAACACTTATTCCATAAACTATACCAGGCTTTCTTAAGAAAATTATAATCTTTCCAAACTATAATAGATCCAGGCTCAAGCATTGTTGATTGTATTTTCATCTTTATTCAATCTTAAAATTATAGTTATCTGTACTCTATCACCGATTACTTCTGGTATTAAAGCCTTATTGACTACTACTTCATCTTCAATTTTACCTTTCACAAGTATACCAGAATTTTTAAATTTAGTAATGTATCTACTCAAGTTATCTGGAGTAATACCTAACGTTTTTCTAATATACTTCCTATTTTCAGTACTAATTACATTCTTACTGATATTAGGGAGCTTCGGAGTATTTATATCTATTTGTATAAATGTAGATAATAATTCTAACTCCCTATCAGTAAGCTTAAGTATACCATTAAGGCTTCTTAGAAATTCATTGTATAAATCGGTTTTAGAGACTCCCTTAACCAATTTATTCATTTTCTAATCTAGCTTTAACGTTATCTGCGAATTTAATCAAATTATAAAGTACAGTCTCAGCCTCTACCTTAACACAAGGTTGCATTTCTCCTTTTTCAAACTTATCTTGTGTGTCCTTAAGATTCTGTTTATACTCTTCAATCTTCTCATTTAAGAAGTTAATAGTTTCTTCGATTTCTTTAGAAGAAGATACCTTGACCATAATTTCTTTTTCAACTAATTCGTCTGCTGTTATAGGATCTAACATAGCTGATCTGAACTTATCACCACTTGTAATATCAAGAGTATATGCATCAAGTTCTTCATCGTATGTAAGAATATCGCCTTTCTTAAAGAATCCGTCTTCTTTTACTACTTTTAAATTTTTCATCTTTCTAACTTTTTACAGGCCCACAATACAAATACACCTATTAATATTGCTAATAACCATTGTTTTTCTTCCATATCACTAAAACGGTTATGTTAAAAAATTGTTAATACTTTTTAACATTTGTTAACATTTAAAGTATATACAAAGAAAAACCCCAGCCGAAGCCAGGGTTTATTCACGATGATATGTATAAATATTTATTATCTACAAATTGCTATTACGTCATAGGTTTTGACTAATTGACTATTCTTGAACAAATCGAAGTCTTTAGCAAATTTCTTATTATATACTACCTTATCTCCGATATTTAATTCATCTTCTTTATATGAAGACGGCAATGCTAAAACAATGCCAGTAGCCCATTCAGATTCTACTTCCTTTGTTTCTGTCTTTGTTTCGTACTTGTTATATCCTTCTTCATCCTTCTCTCCTGTAGGAATCTGCTCTGTAATTTCCTTAGTAACCATAATAGGATCTAAAGGCTTCACCAATGCATCCTTTAAAAAGGTATAATTAAGTTTCTCTAAAACTGTTTCTAATACTTTATCTTCGTTCATATTCTTTAACTTAGTTTAATACTATAACGTAAAGTATAGTAATAGGTTCTTATTTTATTGCTTTATTTTAAGTATATTACCGCCATTAGAAGTACAGTAAGTAACTGCTTTAACTGGGCAAGTTAATTGACTTTGAAAGTAGCAACCATCACATTTACCTCCTTTGGATGATTCTACTATAAACTGTTTACCATTTATATCTATAGGCAGTTTATTCTTTATTATTCTTGCCAATTCTGGATCATTTATTGTCATTTACTTTCCCCTTTCCATGCTTATCTAAGTAAAGCATAGCTATTGCATTCCAAGCTACAGCAGCTAAATGATTTACTTTAGTTTCTTCATCAATCTTATTTCCCTTTTCATACTCAAGTAAGTGTCTTAACATAGCTGCTTTATAACGTTGATAACCATTTTCTAAGCCTTGCCAGTTATTATCACCATACTTAATAGAACCAGCTGTATAAAGCTTTACTATGTCTTCAATCTCTTCTAAAGGCAGTAAATCCCATCTTAGTTTACCGTCTTGGAAATCATTCTTTTTTCCTTCTTTCATAGTTTTACTTCCCATTGCCATTCTTCTGGAATTATCTTTATAGTATCTGTTTTAGTAGTCAGTAGCCTTTCTATCTGTTTATTCATTTCAGTAAGAAATTCTTCCTCTACTAGGGCAAATTCTTTATCATTAAACCAGATGGGTATTAAGCGTTTGTTACTTATATTTTCCATAGATATATTCAAAGTAATCAACTATAAATTGAGCCATCTCTTCATCCTCTCCGTCTTCTATATAAGAATTTATCACCTTTTTTCTTATATCGTTGGTATAAAGAAGAATTAAATTGTCGAGGTCTTCAATACTACCAAATTTTAGGAACTTGCTGTAAATATTCTTCAAACCTTCATTTGAAGGATAATATTCTACTATCTTTTTATTCTCCATCTACAAAGTATATAAGATTACCATTCATCAAATTACTATCAATACCTACAAATTCTATATCAGTATTATAAGTACTTCTATACTTAAAAATATAAGTATCTGGATTATTATCTGTATAAGTACCAGTTATAGATTTAAACATTTCAGGTATAATATCTTTGTCTACATATACTCTCATATAAGGTCTTAATTTACCATCTTCGTATAGACTGTCTATAGTCTCATATACCTTATCTATTATCTCTTTTACTTCCGTCATAATATAATCTTCTTAAGTATATAACCTTGAGTACAGTAACCAGTAACTCTAGAAGGACAGCTTCTATCATATAGACTACAACCTTCACACATACCTTTCTTCAACTCTGGTACTAACTGATATGGTTTATTACCATGATATACTATCTTACCAGAGTAAGCCTTATCTATCTTATTTACTTTATTCATATGTATTATCTTAAGTATAGTGTTATCTAAAGTAAGAGTAATTATAATGGCTTACTTATGATATAGAACTTATTAGTCTGTATTAGTAACCCCTCTTACTCCCCTATAAACGTCTCATACTATGTGTTAGTTACCATTTCTTTAACATTTATTAACAACAATTATGGCTATTTAACTTCAATATTTTAACAATTTTTAACAAAAAAATTTTTATAAAGAAAGTCTGCGTGTGTGGAAAAATAATTATATAGTATACCCCCGCGTGTGTAGAATACCCACAAACAAATCCCCCACCACTGTTAGAAATCGGGAAGTCCCCGGTAGGGTTTGATAGGTTTACTTATGAAAATGCAACAGAAAGCAAATCAACTACTACTGTCAATCATTGCATTATTAACTAAATCTTACTTATTATGTCTGATTGTTTATTTACTCCATCTGATGCAGATGAAGACTATGCTGATGCATGGTTCAATTGGGATTAATATAAGGGCTGTAATAGCCCTTATTTGCTTTGATTATCAACTTAAAACTTTATAAATATGCTTAACAAAATCAAATTGTATATAGGCTATTGGCTTATTATGTTGTCTTTCTATCCTTATAGGAAGGTATTTGCACATGATTGGATTACTCTTAAAGAGTCATTCAAAGTAATATCGCATCCTGAGGATTATGACAATGAGACTGTTGCATCAAGCTACGCAATGTTCACATGCACTAACATGGAATTACGTAGGAAAGTAGAACTATTTAAACGCTACGGATTGTGAATGCATGCAACTACATAGTACACAGTACTCAGTATTGCCACAAAGGCTGCGCACAGGAAGCAAATCAGGCACAGCTGCCAGCCATTGGGAGAGAAGCAAGGACTTTCCCTGCAATATCGTATGAGCATCATATGACGATTACGTTTAGGTGTGGTAGTGTATAAAAACCGCATCCAGTTAAGAGACACTGTAAAAGACCTCATTTCTTCATCAAGTAATATATAGCTATAATTTACAAATCACCAAAAACCTAAGCACTGTACAGGTTAAGTGCATCATGTCATGGCACGTTATAAATTAATCGAACCGTTAATCAAAACAGTTGAACAAGGTAAGCAGAATGCAGGCACTAAGTATTTAGTAGCCAAACTTCAAAATACCTTATGTCCATGGGAAGACATGCAAACATTTACTTGTTTCATTCAACCCATTGTGAACATACTTACTCCATTGTTATCAATTCAACATGGAGGAACGGCACAAGCAGACCAACCAATTCCTGAAGAATTACAATATGTAACAGGATGTTGGATTGACTGGTGTCCACCGCAGAAGTTCTACAAACAACATCTGTCAGACCATCCAGCTCAACCTGCAACAGCAAATCGACCAGCAAGAGAAGCAATCAAAGCTGGTTCGCTTGTATCGAAAGGTGGAAAACCTATTCTTTACACTACACTACGAATATTCTGTCAATATTATATTGACGAATTCGGAGAAAAACAATGGATACGTGGAGGTTCTCCTGAAGAAGTAGGACAAAGAGCATTCGGTGCTTATTGTGTACCAGCTGAAGAAGATAAAGCTCCTCAGTTTGTACCAACTACTCCAGCTCCTGAGATAATTGGAGGTCAAGTAGTACAGCCAGCTCCAGCTCCTACACCACAAGGTCAACAACCAACCTTCACGCAAGCTCCTCAAGGAGAACAACCATTAACTTATTAACCCGTATCACGCATTATACAAGTATCTGCTGACAGACCGGAGAAATAATAGTCTGTCAATTTAAAAAACTCAATAACTTCGGAGTAGTGTAAGCTACGGAGTTGTGTAACAATCCCAAGACATTGAGGGCACCAGTTTCTTATAAGTTACGTATGTGAGGGCGAATATACTCCTTACGATATAAGTTTTATAGGTATGCCCTTATAAAGACTTAGGTAACGCTAAGGACTATATTATTATACTTCTTTTCTTAATGCAGCCGAGTGCCGGTGACAAGCCCGACAGAATGCAGAGTCAAGAAAAACATAATCCTATTTACTATGCACAAGTAAAGACCGATTATGAATCCACGTGGTAGATGCAGTTGTAGGTTCCAACTGGTGCACATCTTATTAGAGACAGCAACCAAGCTCGAAGTAAGCAGAGCGAAGACAATTAGCTATACCTCGATAGGCTTAATGGGGTGCTTGACAGTCTGACACTAACTGAATAATAAGTGTCAATACTTTAGTATCTAACTATTATATCAACACAATGACATATGAAAACTCGTGTATGATGTATATCTCCCTAATTGGGGCGTTACGACGTTCTAGAAACGTAGTATGAAGGCGCAGAGGCGTTAGAACTAAAGTATTTAATAGAGTAAGAGAAAATGAGGTCTTATATCAGACAGCTCTTAGCATAGCTTATAGTCGCACATCGTAACTGATGACTATATTAATGCACTTACTCTATTATTTTTATTGCATTAACTAACAAATAAATCAATTATATGGAAACAAAAGTATTTTGTATTTATACCCTTTTAGGTATACTATTTGACATTATATGTTTAATCTATCTTTATAATAAATGTAAAGAGATAACCTTAAGAGATATATTACTATGCCTATTTTTTATAATTTTCTGGCCAATTCCTACGTTTTTGTTATTAATAGAAAGTGCTGAAAATATTAAAATATTAAAAAAGAAATAATATCAAATTATGAAAGAAATAACTTGTATTCAACAGTATGTAATAGATAATCTTATCAACAATAGGACACTATCTATAGAAAAACTAATAGATGCCATAGTTAAAACATGTTCAACAGAACAGGTTAACAACATATTAACCATTCTTATCAAAACACAAACCTCTTGTACAAACAAAGATAAAGTAAACTTTGTGAAAATGAATATGTATATATCTAAAGAAGTTGGTAACGAAACTAAAATACAAATAATAAAAATACTAAGAGAACAATTTGACACCATTAGTCTTAGTCTTAAAGAAGCCAAAGATTATATAGATAGTTGCATAGGAGAATATAATATATTCCCTAAAGTAGTTACACAAGAAGAAATAAATGAACTTATAAGAAAATTAGAACCTTATAATGTTAGCATAAATACAATAAAGTTAATGCAGTAGAAATACTGCACTCTTTAAGGTGAGAATCCTTGACAAGCATGTGGGGCTTATATCTATTCATACAGAGCAAGTACGTACGGGAAAGCTTAAAATACTCATCTGTAAAATAGTATTAGTGCAGACTTTAAAATCATGCAGTATAACAATCTTCCATATACTAATACAATAGAGAGCTTCTGAATCATGTTATACTTATTAGTCCTAAGCGTAGGATAGTCCTCAACTCATGTTCCGTTAGCTTAATATGGATTTGTGGAATACTAAGAGTAGTATTGCTAGTATGTTTATATGTGAATATAGATATACTAGTTGCACTCATAAGGCAGCCTTCACGTGGCGAGTGTGTTAAGTAATAGGTTAAATAAATCTTCCAGTTTGTACCTATGAAAACTAATGCCTTACTTTTTATTAACAATGCTCAGATGGCGAGATTGGTAGACGCTTCAGACTTAAACTCTGATGATTATTACAATCATGCGGGTTCGATTCCCGCTCTGAGTACATTCATTAACTTAAAAACAATAATTATGAGAGCAAAGAAATCAATTCGTGCATGGGTAGCTAGAGATGAAGATGGAGAGCTATTTTTATATTTTAGTAAACCCCTAAGGAATCAGGGCTATTGTTATAATAATAGCAATCAAGTAGAACTTCCACAAGAAGCATTTCCTAATGTAAAATGGGAAGATAATGAGCCTACTAGAGTAACTATTAGAACAACATAACATGATAGTAAAAAGAAGTTATTCAAATAGTATACTCACAAGTATCAGTGAATTTTTGATTATACTAATTATAATATTAATAGCAACAGTATCAATAAGTAAATATTGTGCAGACTATGATTATTATAATTATGTAGAACTTAAAGCACAATATAAAAACTATATTGTGACTAATAAGTACGTACGGAACTCAGACACTTATGTGTTAGAACTCATGAATCCTCTTAGTAAAAAGACTAAAAAGGTATATGTTAAGGACTATTTATACTATAACACTTATTTTGTAGGAGATACTATAAAATGACAAGGAGTAAAAGCCAAAAGTATATATATTTATGTAGGTATAATAAAAGTAAGCCATATCGTGTAATAGTACATCATAATGGTAAAAATATTCAAGTAGGAACATTTGCTACGTTTCCTGAAGCTCTTGAAGCTCGTAATAATAAATTACGAGAATTAAAGCTAAGAATGCCACTTGATCCATCTCAGAGATTAGCTATTAAAACTGCACTGAATGATTGTGTAGCTACTTTAAGAGCTGCAGCAAAAATATTAAAATATACATATAATGATACTCTTTATAATGTAGTTACTAAAGACGTTAATAAACTCACTAAATTAGTAGATAACTTTTAATCATTTAATCAAAAAAATTATGCCTGAATTTGAAAAAGTAAAAGATTACAAAAGTGCCTGTGCTATATTAGGTAAAAAACCTATTGATAAGCGCAAGAAGTTAGATGAGCATGTCATGCTGTATATCATGCTGAGTACTATCACTGAAGCAATTAACTTTATTGCTAATGGAAACAAACTGTGGATACCAGTCTACCAACAAAATAAACCTATCAGAACATGGTACAGTTGGTGGTACATTGATTGGAATAAGATTAAAGATGGTTCCTATGCGGGTTTATTCTCTCTGGGTTCTGCCGATGACCTTGGTACTGCGGGTGCTGATGTCGGTACTCATTTGAGGTTTATCAACAAAGAAGCAGCAGAATATGCAGCTGAAACATTTAGACCACTATATATGAAACATATATTTGGTATAGATTAAGTTCTCATATTTATTAACTATTAAAACATTTATCAAGAAATGGAAAATGAATTACCAAACTCTTCAAGAGGAAGAGGCTCAGCAGTAGCCTGGAGTTTAGCAGCAGTATTAATCCTATTAGGAATGCTTGTTGCAAGTGCACTAACTTTTATCTGTCATGATAAAGTTAGCAATCTCATCAATCCTGAAAAGGATAATGTAGAACAAGTTTGTGTTGACACAGTTTATGCTGAAGATGTACCTACAATACAGGAGATTCTTCAGTTTCGAGAGGATATAAAGCGCTATAATCATGTAGATAGTGTGTTTCTTACAATGCCAGACGTTATCTTAATAGATATACTAAGGCAACATGGAACTTCATTGTCTAACAGTGACATTGTGACTATATATGAATCGAATAGAAGTACTTATAACAAGGTAATGAGCGGAGCTAGGAGTCAACACTATAAAGATTCATTAGATCAGTTATAATTCCTTTAAATTTTAAGTTAAAAGTATACTCAGTCTGTGAAGATGGAGTATACGTCTTCAGAAAATGACAAACCTGTGGGGCGTAAGTAAATGCATATCGTATATTATTCCCTTGAATACGGCAATAGCGGGTAATATCCGAGATACTCGTATTTGTGTTTATAATCGTGCAGACGTTAAAATCAGGTACTCCAATAAGGAAAGTTTGACAGCAATCCTGCTTATGAGTTAAAACTATAGTGAGAGTCATAGAAACAAAGTGTTGTTATCTTATTATTAACAAATGTGATTAGAATAGATACTATTTATTCTAAGAAAGAACGAAAACAAAGTTGATACTAACTTAAAAACAAATCCAGAGTATCCTGGTCGTCGTCAATAATATTAACAATTTAAAACATTAAGTAATATGAAGAAGAAATTAACAAAGGAGGTTCATAATGCCTCGTATTAAAGTAGAAGAAGGTCGTAAGATTACTGAAATAGAATTCGGTACAGACCACTATCTTGCAAACTTACTTGCATGTACTAAGATATTAGGCATACCTCTAAGTAAAGCAAGAACTTTATGTAAATCTCATCCAGATATGAATATCAAAGTAGATCCACCACTACCTGTTATCAGTAAATTACCTACTGATGCTATTCATATTGAATTGGGTGAATACGCAATAACAGTTAAAATAACTATTAATTAACTATCAAAGTAAAATGAAAGCAATTATTATTACCTTCCATGGAGAAGCTCCTGAGAAGAATTATGATGAAATCATCAGAAGAATGGCTGAACTAGTATTCAATAACACAAGTGCAAAGATTGAAGATATCTCTGCCGCTGTGTTAGACGATAAAGAAGTATCCGAAGCTTTACTACAGAAAGTAGTAATAGCTCCTGTAGCAAATGCTAACAAAGCTTCTATATCAACCACTGTAAAGGCTGTAAGTGAACTTTGTAGCAATATCATCAATGAAATCGGAACTCCATCATTGATGAATGAAGAAGTATTCCGTAAGGAATTACTGAAATATCTTCTTAACAAAGAAGACCAGGCTACAACTAGAGTATTACGTATTATTATCAATACTCCAGAGAGTTCAGCTTCTAAGATAAAAGTAGTGCTACACAATTACGGCTTATCAAAGCTTCCCGAGATAATCAAAGGTTTTGACTCTATTCTCAAACTATACTAGTTATGGCAAGAACGAAAAGAGAATACGAAAATCAGCAGAAAGACTTCAAAAAGAAGCCTAAGCACAAGAAAATGGAGCCTTACAATCGAAAGAAGTCATGGAAATAGACAAAAGGAGCTTAATACAGTGTTATATTAACACTGTCAAAGAATACGCTCCTATATTTGGACAAGATCCCAATATCATTTTGTCAGAAGTAGCTAGAACAAACTCTCTTTTACAAAGAGAATTATATCTAGTTACAAACGATTGTCCTACACTTAACAATAAAATTAACTGTAGTGAATGTACTCATGAGTGTAAACTCAGAATGCAACCTGAACAGTCCAAGGAGGATATTCCGCCAGAGTATCCGCCCGCTGTTATATATTACTAATTTAAATTGTTAGTATGGTGGATTTCAGTCAACCTAGAACTATTTATAACCAGAGCCCTAATGGAAGTTTAGCTGTTGCTAAACAGCTATTCAAGAGTACAATGGACTATACAACGGTCAACCAAGCAAAATGCTTAGGTCAGAAGAAGGATATGGGTTACTTACGAATAAGATATACGAATAAGTAAGATAGTTCTTTTTTTTAATCTTAAAATTATCAAAAATGAGTAAGACTAAAAGAATAAAAGTCCTAGAGGAATTTATTAAACTAGAAAAACTAGAAAAGAATCCTGGACAGGACTACATAGAGATATGTGAAGAATCTGCTAATAAACTCAAAAAGGAGTTGAAAGCAGAAGAAAATCGTGTTAGTAGATATCTTATCTTGATATCACAAAATACTAACAAGCGCAAAGAATCATACAATAACCGTAAGCTTATAAAAGCAGGCGAGAGAGAAAGCTATCGTCAACGCAAAATTAGGCTAAACAAAGAACGTAGAGAATCTTTGCACAATGGGTAGATCAACCAATCCCTTAGTTAAAATAAATACTACAGAGAATATTCAAGAAAGAATTAGAGCTGTAGCTTACTTTGGGAAGCTCACAACTGAAGCAGCAATGTATTGGTGTGAGAAACAGAAATATAGGCCGATAGAAGTCTATCCTACAAATATCACTGTAGCAGTATATGAAGCTAGAGAAAGATATTTTAAAAAATGTAATTTCATAGAAATTATTTCGTGATTAATAACTATAGTATCAAACATCTAAAATTTTATCAAAATGGCAGAAGAAAACAAATTGAACATCTTTGATGTAAACAACGAGAGTGATGACATTCAAGAGTCTATCTCTAATGCAAACAAAGTAACCGATGACGTAGTAAAGAAAGCGGCTGAAAAGATTGCCGAGCGCCGTAAGGAAAAACTTACGAACGAACTCATCGACGTGGTTCAAAAGTGTGAATACACTGAGAAATCCGCAGCATTGCAGTTACGCCGTAGTAACCGCGTGAACCAGAGAATGAAGACCTATATGAAGGACTTGCACAATCTCGCAGAAGAAGTGAAGAGTGGTAAGAAGCCAGTTACGGCCTGGAATGATGAAGCTCCGGCACTGAAGAAGCAGTTTGACAAGGACCTCATTGATATTGACAAAGATATCGACAAGTCTCAAAACGAGCTTGACGAAATCTTCCCCAATTCCTGGTCTTATCGCTGGAATAGTTTGATTCCCCGCCGTAACGGTTAATCAGGCTAAAAAACTAAAATAAAAGAGATTCCAAACTTGAGTATCTTTGTATCTAAACAAGTTTAGTGTTTATGGAGGAATATCTATAGCGCCCTACGGTGCCGAAAGTATATTGGACGACACAAAGACCTGAATTAACAGGTCATACTACGTATCTTTGTATCATTAGTGTGGAATTATTGTGTACTACTGATCATATGTCTGAGATCGCGACAATAAGATTGTCCCGTATTAGTAATAGTACTGAACTGCTTTAGTCGAGATATCAAATCAGACTGAATAATGTGTATCTTGTATCATATATGTTTCGTCATATATCATTATTCGGGTATCATCAAGATCAGTAATGAAGAGAACTAACCATTCTCAAGACCATAGGATATGTAGCTTTGGTCGGCTACATATCCACTAATAAGATTAATTATAAAAATAGCAGGAGTATTGTATAACATAACGAAGGCCTACCTGTAGAGAGTGCTGTGAACAGTGTTAAATAATAAAGCTGGAAGGATGGCTTAATTCTGCACGTGAGTTATACTTTAATTAATCTTATAAACTCATTGACTGTTAGGTCTATTGAATCGTCGTTTGGACACGGGTTCGATTCCCGTATGCTCCACTATGTTCGTTCGACTCGAACCAGTAGCAGCTCCTGTGATGGGTAACTCTTCCTCATGTGTGAAATAACACAAATGGCAACTGAGCTGCAATCGGGGCATTATGGTTTTGACAGCGACAAAGAGGAAATAGAATAGGTCAATAAGCAGATAACTGGCAATACAAGTTATGTAACAGATTACACTCGCTTAGTAGCGTAAGTAATCAACGGCTAAGCTAATGTCGTAGAAAGCTGGAGTAAGTAAGCTTTGCATGGTAGTGAAGCCTTAGATATTACTAAGAGATAAGGTGTTCGAGTCACCTACTTACTACAAATTAAATTAAGTTTAATCAATAAATATTAATTTGAAATGGGATTAATAAAATTTATCAGAGAAAAACTTCCTGAACCTTTAGACAAGGCTAGTAGGGAGTTGAGAATGAAAGAAAAACTGGTACAACGTATCAACTCTGTAGTACCTCAGTGTTACAAGAATAAGTATCACTATAAAGAAGGAATTTCTAAAGTAAGAAATATATTCTTCTTTTGGGAAACTAGAGGTACTGAAATCATTCATCTTATAGATGTAAGTGATTTAACTACTAAAGACGAAGAGAAATTTCGTGAACTTGAAACAAAAGCAAGAAACTATCAACAACAATGCGTATAAGATACTTTGCATGGTTTGACTCTAAAGCCGAACGTACTGAGTTTATCAGTCTACTTAATAAATCTCGTTCAGAATCTGAAGCGATTAGTAAACTTCTTGATAAATATCCAGACTTAAGTATGTCTGCAATATCAGGAGTAGTAAGTAACTTTCAAAAGGAAATAAATAAAAAGTCATGAAACTAAATCATCCTGGAATCTATCGTATTATTGGAGAACATTTTGAACTGTTAGCCAATATAGTTGGAGAAGTACCATGTTTGAGAATTACTTCTGCATTACTTATGAATGACCTTGTTCAAAGAGGTAAATTTACAGTGTTATCTGAGGATTCAATTGAAATACAAACTGTATGTAATAATCCCGATGCATTCTTGTTCTTCGAGTATGATTACTCAGAAGTATGCCCATTACCACCTTATAGACAATCTATTCGTGGTACAAAAATGCCAGATATCAGTAATGATATGATGAAAGCATTTACAGAGCGCTATATAAGTGATATGTCTATAAATGGCAGAGGAATTGAAGCTACAAAAGCTTATATTCTAAGTGTAACAGACTGGAGCTTAGCGCAAATAAATGTATTATTACTTAGAATAGCAAATAGTACACGTCGTCATGGTCGTAAATAGTATTACTGTTTATACTTATCTGAATAAATGTCCAATAAGATATAATCAGATAAATTGGAGACCTAGCTGGTATGTATTTTTAAGAATATATAACAGAGAAATAAAAGATACAGAATTCCACACATTTTTCAGAAAACAAAGATTAGCTAAAGTATTAGCATGGTATGATACTCAAATACTACAGCAAATTGGCATAGCTTCTAAGACTACTCTAGAGGTAAGAATTAGAATTGTTTGTGGTATGGTAAATCAATTACCAGTTGAGGTTCTTACACGTGATCTGAAAATTGAATTTATGGAATGTATTTGGGATACTTTTCGTAAATTATACAGTGAATGGAATGAATGGTATTGTAAGTATATATTACAGCTACCATTTTAGGGTTATAGTCATTGGGTTGACTATAACCCACACTAAAGCCCGTAATTATGACAGATGAAGAAAGACAGCAGCTTTTCGATCTAATCAAACAGGCGAAGGAAGGCAAACAAAGTGCCTTTACAAAGCTTTATGAAAAGTATAATCGAATTATTTACAGTACAATATACCGTATTGTAAATAATAGAGATGCAGCAGATGATTTATTATCTGTTACTTTTACTAAAGCTTTTTCTAAACTAGACAGTTATATTAACAATATTTCATTTGAAATGTGGTTAAAGACTATAGCTATAAATAGTAGTATTGATTATATTAGACGTACTAAAAAGGAAAATGCAAACTATTGGCTGGATGATGACACTAGCACAGTTCAATTGAGAAGTTCGGCCGACTACTCACCTGAAGATAATTATATCTTCAATGAAACTGATGCTAGATTAACAAATGCCTTCAATAGACTCCGATACAAGTACCGATATATACTCGAACTACGCACTGTTCAGAATATGTCTTACAAACAGATTTCTGAACAACTTGGACTCTCAGAGAGCCAAGTGAAATCTCAGCTTAATAAAGCTAGAGAGAAGTTAAAACAATTGTTAAACTAAAACTTTACAAACATGTCAGCAATTTGGATTATTGTGCTACTATTAGTAGCATTTGTCTTTGCGAGAGGATTTCGCAGTGACAAGATGTGGTGGATTTATATCTCCTGCATCGTAGCTGGCTTGTTAGTAGGTATGTTGAGTAAGGAAGTAATCGTGCGTTCAGGAATGAACAAACAAGATACTTCCATTACTCAGCTAATCAACACCGTTGATGACTTCAATTATGCATGCACACAAAGCTTAGTGCGTACAGTGACAGAAGGTACCACCAATCGCCTATCTGGGGTTGTGAGTAACATGTCAGAATTGAAATTAAAGTTATCAGACGCATTGGTTAGTAATACCTGTGCTAACGGGCGTGACTCACCAGCAATAGAGGATGATAGTTGACCTCTTTAAATATTCTATCGACTGAAATATTAAAAACATTATTAACCACCAAAAAATTATCAAGATTATGGCACAAAAAGAAATGTCTAAAGCTGAAAGAAAGGCAGCATTAAAAGCAGCTAAAGCAGCTGCAAAAGCAGAAGCAAAAGAGAACAACAAGAACAGTCAACAAGTAAAAGAAGCTGAGAAATCAGCTGAAACAAAAGAGACCAAGAAAGAGGAAAAGAAGCCTCAAGTAGCTGCACAGACAGTAACCAATAAAGAGCAGAAAGGAGAGACGAAAGAACAGAAGGAACAGAAAAAGGAGCAGAAGCCTAACACCCAAAAGCAGAAGAAGGACAAAACTCCGACAATCATTCCTGAAGAAGTCACAGAAGACAAACCCAAAGTATCTCCTGAAGAGAAAGCTCTCAAGCGCGCAACATCACTTGTAGGTGGAATAACCGGTGCAGGTATTCCTGTAGGTTCAACAGCTTCATCGGTAGACGGAAAGGCCATGTTAGCGTTTGTAATGCAGCAGCGTTACGCTAACAACGAAGAACTTGCCAAACGCTATCCTGAAGTATATGCAGATATCAATCGTACAATTGATGTAGTAAGTCTGCTTGCTCTTGTTGATATTCGCCAAGACTTATTCAACCGTGGCGAACGTGGTGAATTGCAACTAATGATTGATGCAAATCAACTCATGCCGTTGCAAGGTATGGCTGAAATGCTAGGTATTAAACTAGCTCCAGCTAAAGCATTACCGGGTAGTGATGATGGTCAACTGGCTATTGACTTCAACAAGTCAGAAGTTCCAGAAGAACTAGCAAAAGATGCTGGTAAGACTGTTACTAAAGTACCGGAGCTTGATCCGAACAAGATTACAACAGATGAGGAAATTGACGAAGCGTTAACTTTCCTTATCAACAAAGAGAGAAATGTAGCAACAAATATTGTCAACACCGTAGAATGGTATCGTACGTTACGAGGCCTTAAGGAGACTAATGCTGATAAGAAGTTAGCATTGGATGAGATGACAGTAGGTGATTGGATGAATGAAATCTTCAGCCGTATCAACCCTGTTAGCTTACTTAAAGGCTTAGGAAGCTCAGTATATCTGTATACTTCACAGACGGGTTCTCCGTGTATGGCTCACTCTGTATTGCGTAATCATTTGATTAAGGCAGGATGGAGTGAAGAGCAAGTTGCAGAAACTGTTCGCGCACTTATCAATGAGAACTTCCGATTGAGACAGAAAGACAATCAGGAGATGAAGCCCGAGACAGATAAAGCTATTATGGCTGTTATCTCGAACTTAGGTGAAGAGTACATTGATAAGTTGTTTACAGATTGGGGACTCAATCTTGAAGGAGTAGAAGAATCTAAGAAAAATCAGCTGGAGAACGATCGAAAGATTGCTCGAATGGTGTTAGGTTCTGTTAAGACTAACTTCTTCAATAAAGACGAAAGTCCGACACCTGATGAACTTCGTTTGAAAGTTGGTCAGATTATCAATCTGTATCGCGATCCAGCTTCTCGCCTTGCTGCGTACTGCCAGTCATCAATAACTTCTCCAGTAGAGAAGGAATACCCAGAAAAGAAGGAAGAAAAACCCGCAGATGAAAAAAAAAATTAAACGCATGGCGTAGGTTTTTACAATTCATAGGGTATAAAGACTAACCGTTCTCTAAAATAGCATAATCAAATATGAATTTTAGATTTATTACGGCTGTCGGCATGTTCATCGCCAGTTGCATAATTGGCTTTGGACTGCGACAGACAGTCACAGTAGTACAGGCAGCACCTGTAATTCCTTCACCTATAGAAATGCCAAAATTTCCTATAGTTAATAGTGAAGAGAATAAGTCTGTCGATAAGATAGATGTCGAAGTAGACCTATCTACATTAGAAGTATCCGTGAAAGGAACAACAGACGCAATTGTGAATATAAAGACTATTGGTGAACCAAAACCAGTAGTTAAGTGGAGAACTAAAGTAATAGAGAAAGAAGTAGCTTCTGGATATCCTTATATTAAATCTGTAGGGATTATGCCAGATAGCATTAAAGCTATTTCTCCATTATCTAAAGTAAAATCATATGGTAAGTAATCTAGTTATACTAAAACAAATGATACGATTATCTCGTATCATTAAAGATATGAAAGAAGCAAGGTGTAAACTTAGTTCTATCTTATCTCAATCCTCTTACTTTATAGTAGAAGGAGACCAGTCTGATATTATTAATAATCAGACTAAAGATAGTATAGCTAATTGCTTATATACTGAAAAGTACTTACGTTTGTCTGTAAGTAATGCTTGTAAATGTTTGGATGGATTTAACGCAAGTATCATGGAACCAGTTGATTATATCAGTAGTAGTGATGTAAAAAACAAATTCGTAGATATTTGTAAAGGTAAGAAGATTGTTGCAACAATCTGCCTGAGTACAGGTAAAATTACTATGTTAGAACCAGAACATAATGAAAATGTAGCTGAATAGAAAAGCTCAGTGGAAAATAGTTAATGACAATAACCACTTAAAAAACCTATAATTATGTCATAGTTCGAGAGGAGTAAAACTGTAGCGTGAATCACTCCAGCGGAAGTCATGCGAGGTACATAATAGTACAAGTCGCGCCGTGTTAGGGAGCTGTAGTCATTTCTGCTGGCCCGAAAAAGTACAGAATCCGAGAATATGTTAGCTGCTAAAACAGTGAGATCACTCAAAAGGTAGGATATTAGGCTAAAACGTCTGAAAAACGGATAGCAGGGGATCAGAGTGCTTAATCCTCATTAGGTATTGAGAACCGTCTGGTGAATACTAAATACTCTTAATTACTGCAAACAGTACCGCTAATGCAGAATTATAAATCAAAGCAAGGAGAACGAAATCTTCTACAATTACTCGTTTTAGATTATCAAAATCAGAATCAAATAGGAGTATAAACACGACGCTGAAACAGGGACAATACGGTTCCTGACTTATTCCTTTGGAAAGAATAAGTGAAGCCGAGAGGCAAGGTTAGTTTCACCTAAAGAAAGCAGCCAACTCATGGAAAAAAAGAGACAGCATATAACGCGATCACCGGTCTCCAAAATCGGTTAACAAAAGTGCAACTATGCACCCAGAAAGGAAAAATAGCATTGCTAACTATAGTGTTCAGTACACATCAGCTGTGATGCAATATGCAATTGTGGATATTGGAACTTGTACTTATGAAGGTAGTAAATTACTGATACTAATGTAAGGATAACCGTGTTATGGTACACACTATGTAAACTTGACTGATTATCGTGGAGCAGAAGCCAATTCTGTACCTTATGGTAAATAGGGTCCTCGTGAAGGTGGATACGCAATGTTCCAAGGATGAAGTAGGAGTGATGTATATGAGATTGATACAGTCTTTCAAGTCTAAAGTGACTCACGCGCTTGGTCGTTCGTGTGAGTATAATTGAATGAGGAATGATTACGGAGCAACAGACTCGTCGAGCGGTTTGAGGGCGCTATAACCCTGATTCTAGATACAGTGACCTTTAGCAAGTCATATTATGTGGTAAAAATAAAACTAAGGTGATGCAGGGAAAACACCTACTAAAAAACGGCAGAGCTTATAAGTTTCAAGACATGTAAACTTCTTCTTAATATAACGTAGTTCACGCCAGGATTATTGTTATTAATAGTCGTACATAAACTAAGGAAATACAGAAGACTATGTCATTAGGTTATGAGTATAAGATGTTATACTATATTTACTTATGTATTTACGCTGAATAAAGCCAGCTATGAATAAATGAGCTTTAATTGTTTAATCTTTAATAAAATGGGAAGTTCAATAGAACTGTAAACGCTAAGACTACCATTGTAAGGATAGTGTAAGTAGACAGATCACCACCCCGACTACCAACCGTTATCGCTGACATTGACACTTCGTAAAGTACTAATTGCAACTTAGTATGTATGAAGAACGCTGATTCAGATTTAAAGTAATAAATATAAGAGCATACTGTCTATATGTTCAGGTTTCTCGTGCAATAGCAGAGATAGTACCGGTATTTATGATGCTGATGAGAGGTGGAAATCCTCGTATTCGTGTAGTATAAATAAGAAATCCGAGAGGTCAAGTGGGTGTCTTGAAAAATTAGACAGCTTGTAGTGTTTTAGTAACGTTTCTCGACAGAAACGACCCTCATTCGCTTAGAATGTTGTAATCCTTAATTACTCCTAGGCATACCAGTTGCTGATGAAAGAGTTCGATATATTATGCTTGTACAATACTTATGCAAGAGAACATGATATAAAGTAGGGTGATGGGTGCGGTAAGCATCGTATAAATTGAATCTTATCCGTTGAAGTACGATAAACTTAAATTACCAAAGTATTATCAGAAGTAACTCTCAGAGTATTTCTCATAAATTATTTCAATTTATTTTCAAAGTAAGCCAAGTAGATTATGTGATTGAATTCACTACTAAAATTTTCAAAGCTTAGTAAAGCGGTATGATATAAGACGCATACTTTAGTATTACAAATAATCGAAAGGTGGAGAGCATTAACAAGGTATTAATTAAAAATTAAGAGAGTTTCGTATTGGTGAAATCAAGCACGGACTCAGAAAGGAAACATTCTTATGGATAAAAGTAGTGTAGCACCGACTATTGGTGCATTAGTAGGAACTCAGAGCACTGCTGCTCAAGTTATGGCTCGTTATCGGGCAACTGCAAAAGAGTATGGACGGTTCTTTGGTGAACAGATCTATACTGTAGTAGCAACAAATCCTGACCTTAAGTGGAAGGAAGATGTGCTCAATGACAAGAATACTTTACGGAAGGAAGTAAATGTATTCATTGTTAAGGCAATTGACATTTTGGATGTCAAGTTCATTGCTAAAGACTTAGACGGTGAACCGAAAATCATGTTGAATCCGGATGACAACGATCCGAATCTTGTATTCCCGTTAGTCAAGCCTGATTTCAGTAAGGCAGACCGGAAGAGCGTGGCCGAATGTATCGAACGTATTGGTAAGAAGAACAGCAAACCGATGTTCTTTGCAGCAGAGGAATTACCTATGCTGAACGATATGTTGAAGATACATAACAAGGGCATCCTCAACTTCTATGAGGAACTGTCTCGTAAGTTCATTCGACTTAGCGAAACTGTACGAGATATGATGGATCAGTCTGACCGTATGCAGTTGGAGTATCAACGGCAGTGTGGTGTAGTTACTGATGAAACGGAAGTAACACTTCAGGTAAACCTTGAAGAAACTACTGAATAAGCAATACTATGAGCAGAATTTCTAAAGTAAGAATAGAGCTTCTGCGACTACTTATTTGCGTCGAGCCTACTATATTAGCTAAAGTTCAGAGTTGGGACGGAAGCACTAAAGTAACTCCTAATGCTGTTTCTGTAAGAGAGGATGGTCAGGTCTTCTTTTACTATGGCAAAGGGCCTTTATGGTGGCAACGACTTTTAAATACTTATGAATCGGTAAGTCTTTTAGATGTAGCAATACGTATTGCAGATGCAATAACTGGTTCCGGAGGAACTAGAAATGATGTGGCTTTTAACGGTATTACACAAGCATTACTGAAAGAAGCAATTAAAAATAAGGATCTCGATTGTGTTGTAGATATTTTATTTGATAGTATGAGGAATGCTTCGAGCGGAGAGCTGCACTCAAAGTATATCAATAAAGAAGCTATTGAAAAATTCGCAAAAGAGAAAGGTCTAACTGGCAAACTTGTTGTCTCTGACAATATATTTGGTTTTGCTGGTATTGAAATAAGACCAGGCGTAGTCGTACCAGTACGATTAGGCAAGGTTAAAGAAATATAATATTTGAATTGGAATATTATTGCAAAACAACATATTTTCACAGGGTGAATTGGCCCTGTTTAAATATACAGTGCTGTAGTTCAACTGGATAGAACATCAACCTTCTAAGTTGAGAGTTGTGGGTTCGAGTCCCACCAGTACTACTACTAGTAGACGTAATTTGGTCAAGTATTAACTTTTAAAAAATCAACTTGAACATGAAATCAATTACATCTAAATATATTATTACACATCGTAAAGAACTTAGTAATGAAATTACTAAATATTGGAATATCATTAAGAACGAGAATATCATCCCTAAAGGTGCTACTCGTAATTTTGACTTAAAACAGTTACTTAATGAAATCCAAGCTAAGGCTGATGAACGAATCCTATTGAAACTGTATTTACAGTGTATCAATATGGGATATAAGAAGTTCTCAGAATTACCTACAACAAATAACTATCTTGCTATATTTACTTTGAGTGAAAAGCAGGAGCAGTTGTTCCATTTGAGCAAAATTAAGACCTTAGATCCTAAGCTTAAGCGTTCAAAAGGAAAGAAAAATCTTAATACTACTGAAGAATTGACTTCAGACTATATTAATAGCTTAAAGAATAAACTTCAGTTAGAGATTAACAAGCTTAATAAAGAAATTGAAGAGTTTAATAATAAGGCTGAACTAAGCCTTGAAGAAGCTCCTCTATCTATTGCAGCTTAAAAAACAATCGCTATATTTAATCAAATACTGAAAGGTTTAGGGGATAACTTCCCCTTCCCTTTCTTAATATTAACCCTTTAAAATTATCAAAATTATGAAAAAGAATAAACAATATAGAGTAAAGAAACAGACAGTAAGAAATGCTAAACGATCAGCTAAAGCTAAAAAGCGTAATTATCCTAGAATAGTAATAAATGGAGAATATATAAAGAAATATTGCCCAGTAGAAACTACTAGAGATTTCGAGATCGGTCCGTCTTTGGTTACAGAAGTAAAAGATGGGAAAACAGTAAATTGGAACTCCTGGAGTTCTAAGAATAAACAACAGCCTACTAAGATAGCAAAAGAAGCTATGGAAGAAAACAAGGCAGTTAAACAATCTAAGAAAGAACGAATAAAAAATATTCTTATGAAAGTAGGCTATGACCCAACTATCCACTACACACGTAAAGAAAAGAAGAAATTTACTAGAATAGTAAAGAACTCTCTTTTTGCTAAAACTCCTAAACCAAAAGAGCGTACTAAAGCTGAATGGAAAGAACTATTTACTCAACAGAAAGCAGCAAAAGAAGCTCGTATGGAAGCTTTAAAGTATAAGCCTTTACCTATTAAAGCAGGTAAACAAAAAGGCTTTACGGCAGCTGAATTAGCTGTTAAAGAGAAGCCTAAAGAACGAAAGTTTAAGTATACAATAAATCGAAGAAGAAGTGATGACGATAAACGTACATATGACTTCAAAACCGACTATCTTGTAGCTTCTACTAGAGATGAGGCGAAAAAGAAAGTAGCTAAAGAAGCTAAACAGTATCGTAACGATTCTTCATTTGCCGGTATAACAGTACAAGATATTGAAGGAGATAATAATATAATTTACTATGATGGTAAATCATTATTAGCAGCATAATAAATATGATAGTAGAACATCCAAAAGAAGAACAAATTATTATCTATTTAAGAAAAGGTTTCTTTGAAAGTAATTCAAAATTTGAATATAGAGTACAAAAAGCTTTATTTTGGGGAGATAACGATTATTACATAGAAATTAGAGTTTATCCTAACAGTGTAGTTATAGTTCGTACTTTAAAAAAAGAAATCGACATAAATAGAAGCAAAATTGGTTTTAAATAATTAACTTTCTAAATTATCAAAATTATGGAAAAACAGAATTATACAGAGTGGAAATTAGCTGAAGCTAAAAGAATAAGACATAAAGGTAAACAAACTGAACGTGATTTACATTTAGATCAGAGCAAGCTAGACAAGGAAACAAATAAGGACAAAAGTCCTGAGAATTAGTCAAGTCCTAGATTGAAAGAATTACGTGCAAATAAAAGAGAGCACGTTAAAGAACTGAAAGCTAAGAAATTAGCGAAACAAAAAGAAGCAAGGCTTCGTTTAGAGAAACCTAAACGTCCCTTGAAATTCTTACAATTCTATGTAGGAAGAGATAAGAACAGAAAGCAACATGTAGGAGGTTGCAAAGGAAAAAATAAAGTAAGTGGCTGTAGAACCTACTTTAGAAAATATATAAAACCTGCTATTAATAAAATAGCAGCGTAATATCTATGGAATTCCATATAGCTCAAAAAGGGGTAGAGCCGCAGCAAAATGTAAGTCTGTGTGATTTGTGTCAGTTCGAGCCTGACTATGGAATCTAACCAAATATTCTAAATATGATTATACGTAACAAAAAAGTCTATGTATATGATATTGAGGTATTTCAGAATATTTTCCACTGTTCTGTTAAAAATACAGAAACAGAAGAAATATATAAATTTGAAATCTCTGAAAGAAAGAATCAACTAAGAGAATTAGTTAAATTCTTTAAACAAGTCAATTCCTATATAAAATGGGGAGACTTCTATGGAACAGAATTAGTAATAGATTCAGATATTATCTTTTGTGGATATAATAATCTACATTATGATAATCCTATAATAAATTATATTATAGAGTATGAAGATAGACTTATGAGCTATAATGTAGCTACTATATGTAATTCTATCTTTAATCTAAGTAAGACTATTACTACTTCTACTGAGGACAATATAGATACCTGGAAACATTGGAAGTATCAAATATGGTTTGATACTTTTGATATTCTTACTATGCTTTACTCTAATAAACTTAGAGTAGGTTTGAAAGAAATTCAGGTAACTATGCAATATCCAAATGTACAAGAATTTGTATGTGATTGGAGTAAACCTCTTCCATTAGAAGATTTTGACGAAATGATAGACTACAATATAAACGATATTGAGTCTACTACAGAGCTTTTAAATAGATGTAAGGAAAGTATTAATTTACGTATAGCTATTGAAGACGAATATGGAGTAAGAGTACTTAGTAAAGATGGTGTAAATATTGGAATGAAGATTTTAACTCAAAAGTATCTTGAAAAAACAGGTTTAACCTGGTGGGATATTAAAGATTTGAGATCTCCAATGGATTATATTCCTTTAAAAGATGTAATACTACCATTTGTAAAATTTAATAGTCCAATACTAAAGAATGTACTTGATGATATGAAGCATCAAGTAGTATCTCCAGGTAGAAAAGGCTATGAAAATAACTTCATATTTGATAATCTACGCTATACTGTAGGAGTAGGGGGAATTCATTCTAAGAATGATCCTGAAATCATTATTCCTAAAGAAGATGAAATGCTAATTGATATTGATGTTGACAGAAGCGGCATCGTAACCTCGTTAATTGCGGGAACAATCGCTAAATTATTATAACTGCATTGCATAGTAATATAGCAAGTAGCACTTAAGATAACGCTTAAGATGTAGTAAAATCATAATAATTTGATCAATCCGCAGCCAAGCATCCTATTAGGATGAAGGTTCATCGACTATCCAGTGATGGAGTAGTACAAAGTTGTACGAAAAGCGAGGAATTTGGCAACCTTTTATCCTTTTATACGTTTTAAAAAGAAAACCTAAGAACATGAAAGGAAGACGTATAGATTGGAAAAAATCAGGTATTTATAGTATAATCTGTGCTATAAACGGAAAGCAATATATAGGATGTAGTAGTAATATATATTCTAGAATAAATAATCATAAATCTATATTAAATAAAAAGAATGTAAAACGAGATAATTCTTATTTAATAGATGATTGGCACAAATATGGAGCTGATAATTTTGATTATATAGTATTAGAATATACTACAGAAAATTTAAAAGATAAAGAATGCTATTATATAGAGTTGTTTGATACCATTAATAGAGATAAAGGATATAATCTTAGAAGAGATAATTCTAAGAAAGGTATGATACCGTTAGAAGAAACTAAAAAGAAATATTCAGAAGCTCAAATTAAGCGTTTCTCAAATATAAACGAGAGAATAAAAATAGGTAAAATGTCTTCTAAATTTTGGAAAGAAAATCCAGAGAAGAAAAAAATAATGGCAGATAAAGTATCGAAATCTTTAACAAAATATACAATCAAGCAATTTACTAAAGACGGTAAGTTAGTAAGAGAATGGAATAGAGTTAAAGATATAATAAAGGAAAATCCTACATATAAAGTACATAATATATATGCCGTATGTTCAGGTGAAAAACCTAGCATGTATGGTTATGTATGGACGAAATGCCAAATTAAGATATAGTCAGAATAAATTTGTGCATCTCTATATCCAAGTATGCTAATAGAATACGGATTCTATCCTAAACATCTAGGTCCAGAATTCTTAGAAGTATATTCTCAAATTAAAGATGAGAGAATAGAAGCGAAGCATAATGGAAACAAAGTAAAGAATGAAACACTAAAATTAGCATTGAATGGTTTATCGGGTAATCTACAAAATGAACATAATTTTTGTTATAGTCCGTTTGCAGTAATGCAGATTAGAATAAACGGACAGTTATTGTTACTAATGTTAGCAGAAAAACTCGTACAAATAGGATGTCGAATCATCCAAGCAAACACTGATGGTTTGTTTGTGCTTTTAAAGAAAAGCGTATATGAAGAAGCTAACAAGATTTGCAGAGAATGGGAACAACTTACTAGACTTACTCTAGAAGAAGACCGTTTTGAAGCTATGTATCAATATGCAATTAATGATTATATTGCAGTTAAAGAAGGATATGGTAAGACTAAGAATCCTAATTTAATTAAAACAAAAGGAATGTTTATTACTGAAGTATTATTAGGTAAAGGTTTATCTGCAAAGATAATACCTGAAGCTATAATTAAATACTTTGTAGACAAAGTACCAGTTGAAGAGACTATAAAAGGATGCACAGATATACGTAAATTCTTAATGTCTGAAAAGACTGGTAAACAATGGCATGTTGAATACATGAATAAAGAGCAACAAAGAACTAATCGTTTCTATGCATCTACTAATGGTGGATACTTATGGAAATGGAAAGATACTGGGCACAAAGAAGGTGAAATTATAACATACACTGAGCCATATGTAGGAGAACATGAATATAAGGCTTCTGCAAGACAGTATCAGAATATGCTAACGGCATCTGGTGTTACTCTTTTAAATAAATTTGATGATAAACCAATTGAAGAACGAAAGATTAATTATAGGTATTATATATATGAAGCTTATAAGATAATCAGAGAATTAAAACCATTACAATTGAGCCTATGGGATTAACAAAGGCTACCAAATAAATTTCAAAGAACTGTATGCTCATATAATATATGAGAATATGATTTTAGAAATAGACACTTCTATCTTAGATAGAATACCGAACATATCTATTAATCAATTAGTATTCCTAACACTTGTATTGAGTGATATCAAAGTAATCAATCAAGACATTCAGAAACTTCTCAGCCTAGTTAATGAAGAAGAAATACAAGAGTTAGCTAATCAAGGTTTAATTAGTATTAATAATAGTACTGATAACCAAGTCATAAGTAAGACATCAAAACTAGATGAACTTCTTAAAGAAGATAAAACTATGTTTGATACTTTTTATGACCAATTTCCAGTTTACGTTATACGCCCTGATGGAACTAAAGGTTTCTTAAGAGCTAATGTAAACAAATGTAGAAAGGAGTATAACCGCATCGTAGGTAAATCTAAAGCAATGCATGAACATATCATAGCTTGTTTAAGATATGAAATAGATGATAAAATGCGTACAGGCAAAATAGGTTATATGAAAACTATGTGGAAATGGCTCACTCAACACGAGTGGGAAACCTTTGAGGAACAAATGAAATTAGATGATTATCAACCTAATACTTATAATTATGGAACAGATGTCATCTAAAACACTATCATTTCGTCATATATCTACTGCAACAAATGAAGCAGTAGAATATATTCGTAAAAGAAAGAACCACGAAATTCAATCTTTAAGAACAAGATGGAATAAGTTTAATAAATCCTGTATGGGAGGAATTGAACCAAATACGATATATACTATAGTAGGTATATCTGGTAGTGGTAAATCTTCATTTGTGAATACGCTTGAAACTGATTTAATAGATTTAAATTCTAATCAGGATGTTATAGTACTTAACTTTTCATTTGAAATGTTAAGTTCTAGGCAAGTAGGTAGAAAAATAAGTAGTAAGTTAAGGCAAACTACTGCTGAGCTATATAGCGCTAATAATGAATTAACAGATGATTTATTAGATAGAGTTGAACAAACTTCTCAACAGATAAAGTCGTATCCTATATATTATGTAGATACTCCTGGTACTGTTGAAGATATAGCTTCTACCATTAATTACTTTTATGAAACTAAGGCTAAAGATAAGAAATTTGTGATTATACTTGATCATACTCTTCTTGTTGAAGGTCAAAATCGTGAAAGTGCCTTGCAAGTTATTTCCGAATTACAGAAACTGTTTATTAAGGTAAAGAAATTACCTAATACTACTATAATTCAGTTATCACAGGTGAATCGGAATATAGAAAATCCTGAAAGAATTAACAATCCATCTATGCATTATCCAATGCGTAGTGATATCTCCTCTGCTGATACTATATTTCATGCGTCTGATTACGTTATATGTATTCACAGACCAGAATTACTCAATATACAACAGTATGGGCCAAATCGTTTACTAGTAAAAAACAAAGTCTATCTGCATATCCTTAAAAATAGGGATGCAGGAGAATGTGCAATATTAGAGTTTGATAATGATTTGAAATACAATAATTTAATTGAGACTATACGAGAAGAAGAACCAGCAAGGAAGATTTCGTTTAGTAATAACAATTAAAAAAGGCTGAAAATTATGAAAACATATACTTTTAAGTTACCGAAAAACAACAATAGTGCAGATATCTATAAAGAAAAGTTGATGAAACGAGTTATTAATGCTTATCCCTGGTTGACAGTAGAAAGCAACTACGACTATCCTAAATGTGATTTTGGTGTAGAATATGCTGGAGCTGGTGACTATATTACTCTAGGTTTAAGTAAGACTCACAATATTGGCTGGATACCAGAAGAATGTGCAAACTGTCCGTTTAAGTGTTTTGCTGACGGTAGTATTAACTTTGATTTGGAGAAAGAGTTCTTCAGTGCAATGAATGCACTTGATATCTATGCAAAGAAGAATTATCCATTTAAGAAGGATTATGACTTTGAAGATGAATTCGGTACACCGATTAAGATTTTCGATAATTTCGTACAGATTGGTTATGAAATTATCCCGATTGCAACTGGTTCATTGAATCATTTGAAACCGAAAACTAAGAAAACTATTATTGACATCACGATTAAGATTAAAAATCGTGGTTTGTTCTAAAAAATATTAAAAAAATATTTGTCCATATTATCAGTGATTACCAAAGATTCTCAGTAAGGATACAAAAATAAAGCTTTTTATGATTGTATTACCAAAAGAGAAAGTAAAAGCTAAAGTAGAGAATCCTAGATAACTGGGACATTATATAGCGATATATAATGAAAATTCCTTGAATTGCTGGAACCTTTTAATATATTTTACGTTTTTAATATAAAAACAGGAATATATTAAAACAATCAGCAGCTAAGCTTTATGATTACAGAAAAAACTTTAAGTAAATATAAGAAATATATTGGAAAAACTATTGGAACATTAAAAGTAGAAGAAATAGATTTAAATACACCTAATCGAATATACTTTATATGTACTTGCACAGTATGTGGAAGAAAACTTAGAGTCAGAAACGACAGTATAGTAGATAGTAGAGTAGGATGTAGTAAATGTTTAGGGCAATGGCGTAGAAAAAACTTTGAAGAGAAATATAAAGACCTTCTTCCAAAGGATATTAGACACAAATATATACATTTTAAATGTAATGCCTTAAATAGAAATATATCTTTCAATTTAACTCAAGAAGAAGTTAGAAAACTATGCGAATCACCTTGTTATTATTGTGGTAAGGAAAGATGCTTAGGAATTGATAGATTAGATAACTCAAAGAATTATACTACTGAAAATTGTGTTTCATGTTGTGGTTGTTGCAATAGAATGAAAATGGACTTAACTTTACCATTTTTTATAGAGCAAATTAAAAGAATTTACAATAATCATAAAGAAAGTTCAACGACTATCTCGAAAGAGAGTACATCTAAAGTGATTGTAGATGGAAGTGGGGAACATCTCTATGTGAGATGATGATATAGTCTGACCTATATAGTGATATATAGCAGTTCATAAGAGAACGTATATAAGAGTAGCGTCTTATATAGAACAAAGTGAGATTTTTAATAATTTTTGGCAAGCCTAAGGCTGGTAAGACTACTTTAGCTTCCAAATTAGATAATAACTTAATTGTTGACTTAGAAGGAGGATCTGAATTCCTTGAAGCATTAGCAGTACAAGCTAGGTCTGTAAAAGATTTAGGAGATATTGCAAATGCCATTAGAGAAGAAATTAAGTCAACAGGGAAGAAACCGTATAAGTATATTACTCTCGATAATGCATCTCGACTCGAGGAAATATGTCTAAGCTATGCAGCTACATTGTATCGTCAAACACCTATGGGAAAGAACTACTCAGGTAATGACGTTAGAACCTTACCTAATGGTTCTGGATACATGTATTTACAGCAAGCTGTAAGAAAAGTTATAGACATGTTTAGAGATCTTTGTGATAACTTTATCTTAATTGGTCATCTTAAGGATAAGATGATTAATAAAGAAGGTGAAGAATTATCTGAGATGTCTCTAGATTTAGTTGGTAAACTTGCTAATATTATATGTGGCGAAGCTGATGCAGTAGGCTATGTATATAGAAAGAAAAATGAAACTCATATTTCTTTTGAAGGAGGAGATAACTCTGTAAGAGAAGCAAGGGCACCACATCTGAGAGGTAAGAATATTGTTATTGCAGAAAGCGATGAAAATAACAATATTAAAGTTTATTGGGACAAAATATATTTACCAGAATAACTTTAACAGTATTTTATATCAGTTTAAAGAATTAGAATTATGATTTATAGTACAGAATTAGCAAACCAGATACAAGAGAGTAAAAATAAGTACTTAGAAGCAGGTATTCACGAAAATGTGAAATTTGTTAGTGCTAGAGTTGATAAATCCATTAATGGAAACATCTTTATCGAATTTAAGTTTGAAAAAGATGAACAGACCATGACTCATACTGAATGGGAATCTACTAAGAAACCTAATGAGTCCGAAGAGGATTATCAAGCTAGAGCTACTAGACAAGTAAAGCGTATTCTACAGATTTTAGGATGTTTCTATCCTAAAGAAGTACTTGTTTTCGCAGGTTCTTCATTTAATGAATTTGCAAATTGGGTTGTTAATTTGCTAAACGCAGCAAATAAAGATATTTTACTTAAAGTAAAGATAGTTTATAATAATAAAGGCTATACTACTTTGCCTAACTACTGTAAGTTTACTTTTATTGAACCGATGAATTTACCTGAGGGACAGAAGAGTAAAATTACTGAGTTGAACATTGACTTATTTGTTCGACCTGTAGTAGCAGACAAAGAAAATAAGGAAGAGAATCCGTTAGATACGATTTCTACAGATACTCAGGAATCAGGTAACGATTTGCCTTTCTAATTTAGTCTTTAAACAGTTGCCTACGCTAGGCATAATATAGCGATACGTGAGTAGCATACCACTATGTGAGTCTTTAGACAAAATAATAGATTTGGAATAGTATGCACTCACGTTTTAAAGGGGTATTAGTTTAATGGTAAAACAAGGTAACTAGAAATAGCTGACTATTATAATAGAGCCAATATAAGCAAGCTTATTCTATTATAATACGCCTATATTGCAGTTCGATTCTGCAATACTCCACAAATTAAAATCTATATCATATGCTATACGACACTACAAACATAAAAGATGAAGTGAATATTACTCTAGATTATATATTATCTAAAGTAACAGAATATGATATATATGCAGCGTATATTGGTAATTTTAAAGTAGGAATGATCTATAATAGTCCATTTAGAAAAGATAAAAATCCATCATTTGGATGTTTCTATAGTAGAACTACTAAACAATTAATGTTTAAAGATCATGGTACAGGCGATTGTGGTAATGTAATTAAATTTGTTTCATTACTTACCGGTTTAACTAATTATTCAGATATACTTAATAATATAGTTAATAAGCTTAAAATTACTAATAATACGCAACTCGTTAGCTCTAAGCAATACATACCGTCAACAGAGACAGTAATTGGTGTAGTAAGGCAAGACTTTACTTTAACAGACATCAATTACTGGTCTCAGTTTAATATTAGTATTAATACTTTAAAGAAATTTGGAGTAAGCAGTATTAAATATTATTTGTGTAATGGTATTGTAAAGGGTATTTACAAGGACACTAATCCTATGTATGCTTATAAGGTATATAATCATTTTAAGATTTATAGACCTTTAGCAGATAAATATACAAAATGGCGCAATAACCTGACAGAGAATGATATTCAGGGGTTTAAACAGTTACCTAAAACTGGAGATATACTCATAATAACAAAGAGTATGAAAGACGTCATGTGTTTATACGAAATGGGGATACCTGCAATATCTCCATCGTCAGAATCAACTTTTATACCTGATAAGGTATTAGAACAGCTTAAAAAGCGTTTTAAACGTATTATTATACTGTTCGATAGGGACGAAGCTGGCGTAAAATATCTTCGCAAAATGAGCCTTAAAACAGGCTTAGAAGGGCTTTTAATCCATAAAAAGTTCAAAGCGAAGGACGTATCAGATGCTATAAAAGCAAATGATTTTGAAACTATTAAAAATTGGCTTTATGAAAACATTAAAAGATAAACTAAAAACATTTTGGAAAGGTTTTAGAAAAGTTATATCAAATCTAATTTGCATTCCATTTATATTAGCTACTATAATTGTAGCTATGATTACAGTAGGAACATGTAAACTAACTAACATGCTACTACAATTAGATGATGATATTATAGAAACCTTTGGAGAATGTATTTATGAAGCAAAAGAAGAAATAGGGAAAAGTACGCAACGCAACTCCTAATATATATGATGGAATAAAGTTTAGAAGTAAACTTGAAACATACACATATAAAAAGCTGAAAGAAGCTAAAATCAATGCAGATTATGAACAGCATAGATATGAACTTCTTCCAGCTTTTACTTTTGGAGAAAAGAAATATAGGCCAATGACTTATTTACCTGATTTTGTAGGAAATAAGTTTATTATTGAATGTAAAGGCTATCCCAATGAAGCATGGCCTTTACGTGAAAAACTATTTAACTACTACTTGTATAGATTTGAACCTAATATAAAGTTCTATGTAGTACATAATCAGAAACAAGTAGACGAGTTAATAAAACATTTAAAAGAATGTTAATTTTTTGTGCAGTATTAATATACAAATTAACAATAAGTTTGCATTATGAAAATATGTGCAATTAGTGATTTACATGGTATATTACCTTCTGTACCAGAATGTGACGTATTATGTATTGCTGGTGATGTAGTAGACCTAATTGTTCAAAGAAGTTCTGATGAATCAGATGCATGGTGGAGTACTGCTTTTATTACATGGGTTGATAAGTTATCATGTGAAAAGATATTTGTAGTACCAGGAAATCATGACATTTATATTGAACAATTATATGACGGATTAATAAAAGATACTACTTTACAGGAGTTTAAGGATAAAATATCTTTACTTACTAATAATAAGGTAGTATTTCTTATTGATGAGTTATATGAATATGAAGGAGTAAAATTTTATGGAACTCCATGGATAGCTCCTATACACTGGCAAAAATGGGCATTTGAAGATACTCAACACGAATATGATGAGTATGTATGCCCATATGAAAATATACCTGATTGTGATATACTTATTACTCACGAAAATCCAAACTATAATGAAAAGCTTGAACATTACTGTTTTGGTAAATATAAGCATCATTTCTTTGGGCATTGGCATAATGGTATATCATATGGCCATCTTAATCAACATAACTGTAGTATATTAACTGACAGTTATATGATAAGAGAGAGACTTAAAATAGTAACTATTGTTTTTGATTTAGAGAAAAAATCAGATAAATCTAGAGAAGATTTACTTTTTAATCTCTTAGTTGAAACAATTAAACATAAAACAGAAGAAGAAAACGAAGAAGAACAATGATAATTGATAAACCGTATTATGAAGATAACACGAGAATATCAAATTCTTCTATAGGTTGGTTTCTAAAAAAAGGTCCTTTATACTTCCGTAATATGCTCGATGGTAAGGAAGAAGGATTAAAGTTACCGCAGTTAGAAAAGGGTACTATGATACACGAATACATACTTCAACCAGATGAATTCTGGAATGATTATGTAATACTCGAATATGAAGTACCTAAAGTAAAACAGCAAAAAGATTTCTGTGATTGGTATTCTATATTTAAAGATACTAATCCATTAGAAGATAATGATAAATTATTATTAGATTCTTATAACAAGGCTTATAGTAATAAATTATCTGAAGATGCTAAATTATCTATTGCTAAGGATTTTGCATTAAGATATGATGAATATATTAAGTCAAAGTCTTTAAAAAATAATAAAAAAGCAATTTCATTTGCAGATCTTAATATGTTAAAGACAATTAAGTCTAACATTGAGAAACATAAGAAAGCAAATGAATTACTAACAAACACTCCAGGAGTAGAATCTCATAATGAGTTTCATATTAACTGGACATTTCCTATTAAGACAGATAGTCTTAAAATGGATGAAAATAAGACCTGGTATGCACCTTGTAAGTCATTACTTGATAGATGCATATTTGATCATGTCAATAAGAAAATTATTCTAATTGACTTAAAAACAACATCAGATGTCTATAACTTTAAACATTCTGTAGAAGAATTTGATTATTATAGACAGATTGCTTACTATTTGTTAGCTATTACATGGTATATGAAAGATCAAGATATTGATATTTCAGATTATGATTGTGAAGCATACATTATAGCTATACAGACAAATAGTAATTATGAAGTAAGAGTATTTAACATGTTTAATGAAACAGAGTTAGACTCTCGTAAAAATACTATTATCAGTGCATTATCAGAACTTTCATATCATTACCAGACTAATAATTGGGAGCATACTCGCAGTTATTACGAAGGGAATGGTACTGAAGAACTTGAATGATGTTAGTATATATATAGTTCCATTATTAGATGATAATCTTACATGGAATGATTTAACTGTAGAAAGCGGTTATATAAATGCATATACTACAGATAAGAACAGACCTTTTTTAGAAGAAAAGGTCTTTCTTGTATACGATAGTAGCATAAATACTAAAGAATCTATAGAACGGTTTAGAAAGTTTAAGAAATTAGATTCTTTATATAATACTAGATATATTACTATAAATAATAAACATTATACTATTTATTGTTTAAGTAATCCTAAGTATAAAAAAGATATTAATAATCTTCAATCTACAGGTAAAACATACAATGTAGAAGCTGCATTAGAAATAAACAGATTTTGGACAAACGTGCCTGTTCCAGAATTAGCACAACGATTATTTCTAAGTACTTATAGGTTTGGTGATACTATAAGTGCTGAATTACCTGAAGAAGATTATTATAGTTATGAAGAGTGTGATGAGCTCTCATAACAAAATAGGCTGAGTATTAATTTACTCAGCCTTCTTTTTTTACACTGTATCTAACGAATTGATAATTTAGATAGAAACTTTTAGAAGTTCATTAACTAATTCTATAGATAATTTCTTTTTGCTTTCGGATCTGTTGCTTCCATTATACTCTTGAATGGAGTAACTTTAATTATATTCTTAAGTATAACAGGTAATCCTTCATACGGTCCTCCATCTATAATAGTAAATGGAGTTCTATCACCTACATATGACGCAGGATTAATTAGATTAATAAAGCTAGATGCATTATCAAACCAATTGAAAGCTGCTGTAGGAGACTTAATTAATGAAATAAATTCAAATGGATTATACATAGTTCTAAATTCAAATGCAGAACGCATTGCAAGATAAGTAATAGACTAGTTCAACCAAGTATCATATTCATCATCTCCATCTACAATAGTAGCTATAGCAAGAGCAACAGTAGTAGAAGCGGCAATTAGTACTAATTCATTTAATACTCTCCTAACTGCATACTATTCGTAATCTTTTAAATTATTATAGTCAGCTAATAGCTAAGCCATAGCAAAATGTCTTTGACCTATAACATTCTTCAAGAACTTACTAGTAGAACGATAATAACCCTCTTCTTCTACTCCTAAATCAAGATTAAATTGTTTTCTTTTGAATCTATCATGTAGTGCAGATATCATAAAGTTACGATGTAGAACAATATAGGAAGCTATAGAATTAGCATGTACTGCCGCTTTATCTATTTCTCTTAAAGTACCATCAATTCTCTAAGTAAGTATATTAATTCTATTTCTTACTTCATTCTATAATTTATCTGTAACAAACTATTTATATTTACTCTATACTTTTATATTACCGTCTTTGTCTTCAGTAAATACATCATATAAAGTTGTAGATAGTTGTTCAAATTTAGTACTATCTGAGTTAAATTTGTTAATATATTGTTGTTTAGTCATAAATCCTTCCCCTTCTACAAATCTATAACTATGATATATACTTATTACTGTGTGACTCTTAACAGTATAATCTGATTGATTGTAACCAGCAAACCAGAAGTTCTGATTTATAGCTCTCAATACCTAACTCTAGTCTAATCTATCAAATATTTCTCTATTGTCTTTTACTACTTGATTTAACTGTAATAAGTAAGCTAATTTACCTTTAGGAACAGGATTACCTATATTAGCCATTATATCAGGTAATTGTCTAGCAAATTCACTAGAAGCAAATTTAAGGTCATTGGTATCAAAAAATCTACCCATTTTAGCTTCTAATGTAGTATAAGTAGCATCAGTAAAGAAGGAAGTTCCAATAGACCATAAGTTACCTGATAGATTTACTTTAGTAACAAAGCCTCTTATTATATCTAATGTCTTACCTAAATTGATTTCTTTGTCTAATACATTTATAGTAATTGGAGTCTTATTTCTACCATACATTATTCTATCAACTAATAGCTAAGCTTGTTTATATACATTAGCTGAACCTGCTGTTTTTAATTCCTTTTTAGTTCTAATCTGTATGTTCTTTAGAAGATTAAGTAAAAGCTCAACGTCATCCTATTGTTCTACCATGTTATTATAATTAGTAGCCATATTGTAGTAAGCTATTACTGAAGCAACAGCATCAGTAGATATCTCATTGGTATCATCTAGCATATTTATAAATCTTGTAGGTATTACTTTGATAGGATCTCCATTAGGCATTGTAGTAAAGTCTTCTACATAATCAGTATCATCTACTCTAGTTACAGCTATATCATCAAATACATACTTTAAAGCATTAAGTACATTATCCTTTCTACCTAGTACCTACATAAATCTAGCTGGTATCTAAGGCATTTTATCTTCATCACTAAATGTTAAGAAAGATATATACTCGTTAGCCTTTTTCATAGTATCAGATAGGTTATCGTAAAGCTTCTTTAATTCAGGTTTATCCGTTACTCCTTTATAGGCTTTACTATTGTCATAATACTTCTTATTAGGCTATACAGCAGGACCGGATGGATCCCAATCTTTATTAAACCAATCTGACTGTTGATCTAAAGTAGAATATTTACTCATGGGAACATATTCTGTATACTTTTCTAATAACTCATCTTTAGGTTTTAATTCTGTATAATAAGAAGCAGGGTGCATCTTACCTCTACCGTCTTCATAATGATTCTTATTAAACCAGTCATTATATGCCTCTGTACCAGACTATCTAGCGTTTTCACTATCTTTATAATACTATTCAGTTGGAACTACTTCTGCTATATCGCTGAATTTTTTATCAGTCATATTTGTTTCAGCCCAAGTATATAATCTGGCTATATCCTTATCAAGCTTTAATAGAGATTCTTTTTCAGAATCAGACATCAAATTTGAATCAACTTTACCAGTACGAGGATCTTTAAATAACTATTGAAATTCTCTACGCTTTTTAATAGCTTCTTTATACTCGTCAGTTTGTTCTACTTTGCCCAAACTATCTAGATCGTCATAGAACTATTGATTATATTGCTTTCTTAGATTTCTTGATTCCCATAAAGCTAATTGAGCTGATCCTTTGCCATATTTAGCTACTATTTTTGTTCTATCTCTGTTATAACTTTCTTTATCAGTCTTATATTTTACATGTTGCTGTACTACTTCATTGAAAGCTGATAACTCGTTAGCTATAATTAAATCATCTCCTGTTTTTATACTGCCGTCAAGATTATATCTATTAGATAATAACTATTTCTATTTACGTAGACTAAGTAAAGCGTTATATTCTGATTCGGTTAAAAGATTAACGTATTCTACTCCATCTACTGTAATTGGATCTACTATAGTATTGATATAATTATTAATCTCATTTATAGCATCCCTAGTTTTCATAGAAAGCATTCTATTCCTAGTAGTATAATACTCAGATTTATACTTTCTATTAGCTTTTTCAGAGTAGAATTTGTTAACTCCTTCAAACCATTTTCTTTGAGTATCTTCATCATCAGGCATTACATACTGATCATGCTCATCTTTCTGGATATTAAGCTTACTGGCTAGATTACTCAAGTATTCTTTCTGATCTCTCTTAAATTGACCTTTATTAATGGGAGATACTCTTAAACCAGTATAAGTACCGTCATCATATTTTTCATATAACAATTTCTGTACATCGTTACCGTATTTTTCTTTAGCTATATTCAGCTATTTTACTAGCTCAGTACCTACTTCTAAAGTATCTCTATCTGTTTTATTTACAGTATTCTAGAGCATGTTAGCTATAGTCTGTAACACCATATTATCACTATTGGTAGCCATTCCAAACCAATTCATAAATATACTAGTATCATGTTTTGGATCATCAAGCCAAGCTATAGTCTTATCTATATAATCTTGTGGTACAGCTCTAGATTGTAAATATTCTTGTAAGAACTGATAGCCTTTTTCTTTAAGAATATTAGTAAATCTATTATTAATTACCGTTAATTGCTATGCTATATCTGCTATATTCTACTTTATCGTAGCATAGTTGGGTAATTCTTTAAATATATCAGTAGTATCTACTGCATATTGGATTTGATCAATAAGCGGTTTGTAGAATCCTAAATAGTCATTAGACAACTATCTAATTTGTTTAGCATTAATCTATTCTATTGGCTTAGATAAGAACTTTATACTATCTCCTATAGTATCATTGACATGTTGAACAAACTGTAGTATTCCTTGTTCTGTTTCAGACCTAGATAATTGAGATATTACTGTAGATAGTTGATTCCATACTTTAGGATTCTTCACATTATAATGCTTAATTGCATTTAATCTGTCTTTTAATCCTTTCTGTATCTTATCATATAGTTTATCTATCTATTTCTGTTGATTATTATCTAATTTGCTAAATGTTTTACCACTATGCTCTTCATTGAAATAATCAATTGGATATATACTTATTTCTCCTTGATTAACTTTATCAAGCAAGGACATGGCATAATCTTGTAAATTAGATATATTTTCAGGTAAATTAGAATAAACAATAATTTTTTTACCGTTAATTAGTCTATTTATTATACCTTTTATAAATATCCACAGTCTCTAGAATTTACTTTTATCAGTTAATTTTAAATGAGCGCGAAATGATGTGTTTGATAGTACTTCATTTAAAAACTCATCGCTCTACTAATCTTTACCTAAACCATAGAACACACTTCCTAATTTCTTTCTATATTCAATTTGTAATTCGTCAAGTAATTCTTTAAATTGCTCATTAGTTTCATATTCTTTGCGTAAATAAATATGTAACATTTCGTGGGCAACATCTTCAGCATTTAACTATACAGATGAAGATTTAATTATATCTGAATATAAATATAAAGCAGCTCCGGCTTCAGCTCTAACTCCTTTTTTATAGCCTTTACGTATAATAAAGGGTCTATTGACTTTATTTAATTTCTTAAGAAGTTCTTTAGTTTGAGGCTTTACTTCATCGTGATTAATAAAGAAGTTTACTACATCTACAGTATCTGCAAATTCTCCTAACTATTCCAATAAAGTGTTAGAAGTATCCTGTTTAACTTCATTTCTTTTATTGTAAGCTTCAATTAGCAGTTCACCATTTTCATCTATTTGTTTAGATAATTCATCTGATAATTGTATTTTAAAAGCTTCTGTAAAGGTTTCAGCCTTTGCTAGGATAGCTTGTTCACGATTATTATCAAACTAGCTTAAAAGGTCTGAAAATAGTTTAGAATCTTCTCCATTAGAAGCTTTATCTAATCCATTACCTTTATTCTAATCCCAAAGGTAGTAGGCTTTATTTTCACCTACTACCTCTACTAACTCCTTCCATTCAGGAAGATTTTTATTTGGACAATATTTATTCATATTATAAATTACATATAAATTTGTTAATCAAACCTTCCACTTCTTCTGGAGTAGTTGGATTTTCTTTACGTAATAATTGAGTAAATTCTTCTATTTTATCATCTATTTTAGATGCTAAATCTGCGTTATCCTTGCTTAATTCAGTTAAGTATTCCTCCATTTTATACAAAAGATCAGCCTCTAACTAAAGAATGTTTTTAGAATCGCTGTCTTTACTTTCATCAGCTTCACTAAGTACAACATCTTGTTCACTTTCATCTTTATCGTCTTGCTCCCATTCAAACATCATATCCTATTGCTCTTTAGCATAATTCATATTCTAATAGGGTGGAAGATCAGTAATCAAATGAATATCAGAGTTCTACCAGTTAGGCTTACTATACTCATCAGACATGTCTGCTAATGCTTCTTGATTCTGTAAAGCTTCTGTATAATCCCACACATTTTCTCTATTAAAGTCAAATTGAGATTCCTTACCGTATTCTACTACAGTGTGACCTCTATATTTGTACCCTTTCTTAGATACCAATCCATAAATAGGTATATAATTCAAACGTTTAGTATCTGGATCAGCAGCTTGTTTATAACCTATGAGAGAATACACGTGATAATTAGCTGGAGTATGACCTAAACCATCATTTATTTTAATATACGGATAGAATATAGGAAAACTTCTTTCTTTTGTTTGTCCTTCATTATCTATATCCATCATTTTTATCCAATTACTAGGTCTAATGGCAGACTTATCTGTTTTATCTTGTCTTTCTCCCATTATAATATTAGGAACCACAGACTAGTCGTTTAACGATATAGAATATAATTTAGCTCCCTTCTTGTTATATAAGTCTACTGGTTTTACTAGTTTGTCATTCTACCAATTATTTAAGAACAAGTCATCTCTTACTATAGATTGATCAACTCCATTAGATAATTCATCTAGTTTAGTCTATATATAGTCAGTATATCCTATTGACATTTTATAACTATTAGGAACATATTGGAAGAATGAATTCATAGTAGGGTTATCTCCAGATGTAATAAATGCATACACTACTAAATCCTTAAATAATTGACTTACCTTAGGTTCTGGATCTTCTAATAATTCTCTCCAGTAATTTATCAGATTATTAGCTTGTGACTGATCAGAATCCAATAAGGATGAAGTATCAATGAAATCTAATCCATTATAATCTATATTAGGTATTAAATAATTTATGAAATCATTATTAATAGTACCGTCATTGTTTAAGAATCTACTCAATTTAGGGTTACCTTTCAATATTTCATGTTTAAAATTATTAATACGCTTAGCCATTGACATTTTCCCAGTAAACATACCATTAATGTCTATACCATTCTGATATATGAACTGATTGAAAAATCCACTCTTAATCTGGGCTTCCATTCCTGAAATAAGGGCATTTAATAGTTTAGAATCTGCATTATTCTTTCTACCAAGTAATGATAACATTATGTCTTTCTTACTTAAGAAAGTATCAGTATTTCTAAGTAATAGGTTCTTGAATATAGAAGTCCCAAATGGAATACTGTTTTCAGTTTTCTTAGCAATGAAAGTATCCTTATAGAATCTTTCAATTTCACCATTTGCAAAGTTGACATCTTCTGTCATTGCCCACATGCCATTGTAGTATGTCTGTTGTTCAGCAAATGTTTTACCAGTTTTCTTAGTATCTACTTTAGAATACTTAACCAAATTAGCTAATGAATCAGCGTATGGTTTCAACGCTCTCCAAGCATAGTATATGCGAACCTATTCTTCATTAAAGTTACTTATCTCTTCTTTATTTAGCTTGAGTAACTCTCTTGTTCTAGATGTATATTCACCATTTTCTTTCTGATATGTACTAAACAAGTCTCGATATTCGTTAGCTCTTGAATTTTCATTACCATTTATAAATTCATATTTTTTCCTATATTTCTTAGTAGGATCATATTTATCAAGTACTGATTCAATTGCTTCATTTTCCAACTGAGTAGGAGTCTTAGTTCTATCTATACCATACTTACCTTTAGTCTTTATAACGGCTTCTGCCATTTCTTTAAGAATAGGTTGAGCAACGAAGTAGAACGTCTACTTACCCTTGCCAGTACGTAATAAGAAAGAAACCATGTTGTATGTCCATGAATTAACATTCAATCTTACAATATACGGGTCTTTAGCAATATCTACGAAACCGTTGATCATAGCAGATAACCAGTCAAGTATTCTACCACCTTTTTTCATACCTGCTACAGGAGTATCATATATACCACCTATATTCCATATATTTAGAGTATTAGTAAACTCGTTTCTAACCATACTAAGTTTAGTAAGCTAAGTAAGGATATGATGAGCATTATTCAATGCAAAAGGTCCGATACCTGCTTTACCACCAGTATATTCGGCTTTTCTGGCTTCTTGATAAGTAGGAGAATATACTTCAAACGGAGTAGGATGATAGCTACTGGGTCCTTCAATATCTCTAAGTACTTCCTTAACATTCTCTGTAGCATTATCAATAGATAACTTAAGTGAGTTAGTATTATCTTTAGTAAGTAACACTTTCATATAAGCATCTAGCATTTCATTCTTTATAGAGCTACGTACGTCTTCATATTTAAGAGCATTACCTTTAGTAATTTTAACTCCTTTGTTGTTATAACTAAATCTAGCTACATATAGTTTATCAATATCGAAGTCAGAACCAGTAAGCTTAGTAAAGTCTTCAGGAAGCATAATAGTATCACCCATTATTTCAGGGAATACATCTACAAAACGTAATGGAGATATAGATGCAATAGACTGAGTAGGAATACGATAACCAATAGCGTTAGCTGTAGCTTTATCACCAATAATTTCATGGTCAATAAGCCATTGTCTAGCTTCTCTAAATGTAAGTTTATTGTAATTAGGTATAAAGTACTTAAACAAGTTTATACTTACTACTGAATCCATAGATCCTTCTTCATTAATAGACTTGAGCACTCTACCGTCATTTATCATATTTGGTGTTATTACTTTAGTAGAAGTAGCTTCTAGACCTAAAGTAGATCTTTGAATAAACGCTCCACCTGGTATATGAACATCAATAACTTGTTTGTTAATCATAGAAATAAATCTACTCTCCAACCACTTGTTATCAGATAGAGAAGATAAAGGAATTATAAACTTGTTATTAGCTGTTTTAAGACCGGATAATACGTTGTCATTAGCATCCGATTCTCTAGCATCATCTTCTAGCATTTTAGCTAGTTTAGGTATATTAACACTACCATCTTTGTTAAATAATTCATCTTCTAAGTCTTTAACACCCATATCAGATAATTTATTCAATGCGTTCATGATAGTATCTTTGATTTCTCTACCAGTTACTTGTCTACCCTCAATGCCATATAAATCATCCATACGAAGGTTAGATAGATTTACTTTCATAAACTGAGTACCAGCCATCTGTTCTTCATGTGTATGAGGATTAGTTTCTAACTGTTGTCTTAAGTATTTAAACTTCTGAGTATAAGTAACCAAGTTATTGAAATCATTTAGAGTATTTCCTTCTTTATTAATCAACTCATCGGTAACTTTAGCACTAAGAACAGTCTGTCCATCCCTTAGTTCTATTTCACTGTCTTTAGCTACTCTATAGAACTTCATAGGAGATCTAGAACCAGCTTTAACAGCAGAATCAAATAGAACCATATCTACTGGTTTACTAGGATCTGTCATTCTATCATACAGTGCCTTTATATCACCAGTAGCTATACTCTTGAATAATGGGAACAATGCCATCTTATTGAAGTAGGGTATACCTAATCCAGGTATTTCATTGAATCTAGTGCCAAATGCCATGTACTTCATAGCATTTAATATGACTTTATTAGCTTCAGCATACAATTTAGGATCAGAATCCCATAAATCAGCTGTATCTTCATTAGTAAGTATATCAAATGCTTTCTTTATTTCAGGAGACCATACTCCACGCATTCTAAGTAGATCTCTGGTCATATTAGGACTAATATATACAGCAGCATCTGCTACATTTATTCCTCCTTTATAACCTTCTACTTCTGCTTTAGCAGCTTGTTTGGCTATCTTAACTGATTCAGGATAGATTTTTTCAATTTCCTGAATACTCAAGTCTTTTACTTCATTCCAAGCATCTTCACCTTCTAGTTCTTGAATAGTTTCTTTAATGTTACCTCTAGTAAATAACCCTTCATATATGTAATATTGCTTGTCCATTATTTCATGGTCTTTTAATTCAGCGACTACATATTCATCTCTAATTGGATCATTAAAGAAATCTAGTCTGTTATTCAAACCAGTAGAAGTAAGAGAACCAAGACGTTTGATTTTATCAATAGATACGTCTACAGGGCCATATTCGTCATATTTTACTTTATAATATGCAGGAGCGCCACTAAATAGTTTTTCAACTTCATTAATTGATATTATACTATTAATAGTATAGTCAGCTAGCATATCAAATATAGCATAACCTTCAGAATTAGTAGGATCAAGTTGGCTATAGAAAGATTTTCTATTATTTAATTCGATATCGTCAAGTAGTTTGTTACGCAAACTCCATATATCGTTGTTTTCGTTACCTTCAATCAATCCTAATTCTTTAGCTGTAGCTATCTCCTGTTTAACACGTTGATTGATTATAGAGCTTAAAAATGCCTTCTACGTGTCTTTAGATAAGTTAAAGAAATAGTCTTTAGCTGTCTGAAGATTTTCTTTAGCTGATTTCATAGGATCATTAAAACTAATGAATCCCTTAGATGTATTAATGCCAGTTAATAATAAGAATCTAGCTCCGTTTCCTTCTAACTTCTTAGAGTGTTTTTTACCATTCTTATCTTTCCAACTTACTTTGTTAGGAGTATGGAAGTTCTTTATTCTTCTAGAAGGTTCTAACCAATCATTATTGATAGTACCATCGTCATTGTAATGTAAACCAGTCTTTTCATCATAATGAGTTGGATCGTCATCTATTTGTCTTAAACAAAGCTCTATTTGATTTAATTCATCATAGCAATACCCAAGCAAAGTGTCCATACTTTGTTCTCCATATTTGATATAAGCACCTTGCGGAGTAACATTAAAATTTATTCTTTCATGGGGCAATCTTATACCTTTAATGAAGTGATAAGTCTTTTTATCGGCTACAGTAGGGAATATGATTCTATCATTAAATACAGCTACCATTTTAGCTAAATAGTCCTCTCTATCAGTAATTCCAAAGTAATCTCTACCAGTATCTTGTGAAGTAGTATCTTTGAAGTTTATAAGAGTTTCAACAGACAGATCTTTATTACCATTCTTTACAGAATTAAGTATTATTGAATTGCCATTATATACTACGGAATTTAAGTTATCAAATGTATCTTTATCATTTACTATTTCATTAAGTCTATCTTTAGCAAAGTTATTTTGAGATACCATATAATAACTATTACCATCTGGACCATAACTACTTAAGCTTTTATCAGTAGCGTGTTGATAGGCATAGTAATTAGCAATTTCTTTGATAAATCCAGATGTATTCCATATTTGAGTAGGTTGTAACGACTCTTCTGCTACCTTTATAGGACTAATAGTATTATCTTTATTAATAGAATTCTTAATGTTCTCTAATGTTTCTACTAATCTAGGAACACCACCAAATTTAATTCTGTTTACTAAGAATGAGTTTAATAGAGTATATTGGTCTAATCTAGGATTACCGTAATCTCCAGATAGCAACATTCTGTTAAGAGTAGGTTTATCTATTCCTATACCAACAGAATTCATCATACGAATAATAATATCTTTCAGATACTCTTGATTAGATGCTTCGTGTAAATCTATGTTGTTATCTCCTATTCTTAACAAACCTTTATTGTTAGTAAACGCATTTCTAATTCTATTGAAATTATCTATTATAACACGTAAGGTTTGCCTAGCATTATCTGTTGCTACAATTGCTCCGCTTTCATTGTACTTAAATATACCAGAATTATTAAACAGGTATTGTGACCATACTCTAGGATAATTAGCTGCTTTTACATCTATAGTATTATCCTTTAGTTCCATTCTAGTAAATCCTGTTTCAGCATCTTCACTAATCTTTACTGTAATGTAGTTATTAATATCAGATGTAATAACAGTCTCTATTCTAGTAAGCATTGCTTCAGCTTGAGTAGCTACATTAGTATCAGTACTTAATGAGTTCTTTACTAAAGTAGTCAATCTAAGTAATAAAGCTTGATAGAAAGTATCACCATTCTTGGCAAAGAATTGTACTTTATCTATGATGTTGGATATAGTTCTACAGCCAGATAGATCTTTTAATATGTTTGTCCAAGCTATATTAGGATCTACGAAACTAGGGAAATGAGTATACTCGTAGAATTTAGTTTGAGGAGTACCATCTTTACCTATTTCATATGCTGGAATAGTTTGGAAGAAGAATTTAACTTCAGCAGGAGCATTATCTCTAATAGATATATTCATACCTTCTACAGTATGTTGGCCTATATTTACTCCTTCTGTACCTTCTTCTATATTAGAAATAGTATCGTTTTCATTTCTATCTACGGCTCTAATTCCTAACTATTTTAGCTTAACAGTAAGCATTGGTAGGATAATAGAATCAAATTTCTCTACTACTTCATTGATAACATCAGAAGGATACTTATAAGCTTGTGCTTGAAGTATAAGTTTAAGTCTATCAAACTTAGGAGCTTCCTTAGATAAATCAGAGTAGTTTATTGTCTTACCATCAGTAAATGATACTTGGAAGAAAGCATATGTTAAACTGTTTATAATGTCATTCAATTGCTTAACCGTCTGAATATGTTTAAATTTATATCCAGATACTTCCATGTTAGCTCCTTCACCTTTGTATATTTCTCTGAATCTAGCTACACTTTCAGCACTTGGTTTCAATCCATAGTATTTACCTCTATTAATAGCTGAATATATCTTAGCTAATCCATATTGACCAGTTCTAATCCATAACTTAATAAAGTCATATATTCTTCTGAACCAGTTTTTAGTATCAAATCTGTAATTGCCTGATTCGTTTAGCATGAAGTCTTTAAACTGATCAGCTAATTTTTCATCAATTTGCTTATCAGTTAATCCTTGATCTCTATACTTTTTGTAAATTCTGTTTCTATGTTTAGGATCAATTAACAATTGAGATACTCTGTGCCATGCCTCGTGATATTGAACACCTTCTGGAGCCTACTCTGAGATCTTTATAGAATCTTCAGTTACTCTACCTACTACAATATTACCAGCCTCTGTAACATCTATGACAGAAGAAACTATTTCTGGAGTAATACCTAAAGTAGATTGTATCCACTCTTTAGCCTATTCAGGATTCATTTTATTCTAGCTATTAATAGCTAATTCAGATACTTCCTTTTCAGTTACTTCCATATTAGGGCCTTTTCTACCCTTACCGTCTAATATAGAAAATATTTCATCCAAATCTATAGTAGTTTGCTTACCTGTTTCATCTGGTAGAGTAATACTACCTCTTTTAGTTTCTTCCTGAACTTTTTGCTGAGACTGCTCTATTTTACGCTATGCTGTCTTATCTACTAACATTACATCGTCAATGTAAATGTTAGCATCTTGTAAAGTATCAGCTATATCTGTGAGTAATATACCTTGCTTTATATACCAACCAAGTACACTAATACCATTAGGATGACTAGAGTCTACCTACTTATTACCATTACTATCTTTAGTAATACCAAAATCTTTATTAGTAAACTCTAAAACATTCGGTATTAATGTGATCTTATCTACATTATTGTTCTTTAAGAATAAAGCCAAAGGATATAGTTTAGGATCCTTTACTTGGGACTGTAAATCACCACCTAGATAATTAGAACTTAAACCCGATTCATCAATATTCCAATGGAAATTATCCATTATATAATTCTTCAGTCTTTCTCTAATTTCTGGTACAGTAGTTATATCACTTAAGTTATATACTTGTTGACCTACTACTAATTGATTATCTTCAGTAAGATAGAACTGCTTAGCCATTTTAGCTCTTACTTGTTCTGGAGACAGTCTAGTATCATTAGGATTAGTAGCTGTTTGAGGACCAAAGTTTACTAAGAACTGTAGTACATTCTGTGGTGTAATATTAGTAACTGTACCATTTGCATCCGTATAGAATTGATCTTTAGAAGTAACTAAATTGATTATAAGATCAGCTACTTCTGGTTTATCTTTAAAGTTACCATAATTTAGTACTACACCTATTTGAGATGAACTTCCGTCATCTCTAGAAGTCTTAATCATCCATACTGGTTTACCCATAGGGAAGCCTTTAGCTGATATTACCTGGTTCTTAAAGCGAATTACATTGCCACCTAAACCACCTGTAGTAATACCTATCTAAGTATTTTCAGAATTAATTTCGTACGGATCTTCAACAGTTAACCAAGAAGATTCAGTAAGATTTCTATTCTTAGGGCTACCGTCTTCATTCTTAAGATTTACAATTCTGCCATTGGTTTTTCTTATGGTAGTAGGTACTATTTCCAAGTTAGGATTAGACTATGCTTGTTTATTCAACTCTAGTACTTTATTACGTAAAGCACTGAGATTATTTACAATTAGCTATTGATCATTAAATGGCAATCTATTGAAAGCTCTATTTCCTCTAGCATACAGTCCTTCTACAGTCTTAATGCTGGCCACATATTCTTTACCTTTGTAGTTAAATAAAGCATATATGGCATCTGTAGTAGTACCATCACCTTTAGTATAAGGTCTTACTACTATACGTACTCCGTTCTTAGTTACTTCTTTGATAAAGTCAGGTTGTCCAGATACCTCAGAGAATTCTTCATTATTCAGATACTGCTCCATACCTTGGAATTTCTTAGGTACTCTAATCCATTGTCCTTGCTCATTCTGCTTAGAATCAGTAAGTCTGTAGTTCAATTCGTGAGAATATGGATCTAATCTAGAGTCATAAGTTAACTCTTCTAATTGTCTGGGTTCAGTTTCAGTATCCTCTGTAACTTGTTGCTCCTTAATAACCTAATTAGGAGTTTCTAAAGCTTGCTTAGCTTCATCACCAAGCCATCCACCAAGTATGTCGCTAAGAGTTGGTACGTCCTCTATAGTTAATGGTTCTGTCTTAGGAGCTTCTTCAACAGGAGATACAGGAGTGGGAGTTTCACTAGGAACAGTAATAGGCTTTTGAACTTCTTTCTCTTTATTCTATATGTTCTGTTGTTCTCTCTAAGCTATTTCTTCTCTAGCTTCTTGGGCTAGAAGTTTCAACTCTTCAGCTCTAGCTTTTTCTTTACCTTGTAAGTTCTGCGATATTTTCCATTCACCAGAACTTATAAAGTCAGAATATGCTGTTTTAAGCAATTTTTCATCTATCTGTTCTGTTTCTGTTTCCTAAATAGGAGTGCTAGTAGGAGTAGATACTTCTGCTATAGGTTCTTCTACTGTTTTTGTTTCATCAGAAACAGGAACAGAAGTAGTAATAGGTTCTGGAGTAACTTCTTCTCCTTCTTCAACCGCCTTCTCTTGTGTTCTACCAGAGTATAAGTCTTCTATATCTTGTACAAAATCATCTTCTTTGGCTTCAGAGTCTTTCCATTTATTAATCTTAGCCATTATAGATTTCTTATCATCTGAAGACATTAGATTGTTCTCTTCACGAGCTCTAGCTTGATCCAAAGAAGTCAATATAACTTGTTCTTGAGCATCAGCTAAATCCTGATGTATAGAGGGAACTTGAAAGTCAGTTTCAGTTAAATCAAACTGATTTAATACCTTTTTGAGTTCAGTATAGCTATTGAATAAAGACTCTCTATCTGTATTCAATAGGTTTCTAAAGTGTATAACATCGGCTTTAGATGTACGTAAATTGGTATTTTTTTCAAGTTCGTTAAGTTTAGTACTATTTTGCTTATAGTCGCTTATTAGTTGATCATAAACTGATAATTCAGAGTACAGAGATATAGCACTTCTTATATCTTCTACACTTATCTGTGAGCGTTGTTCATCAGATAGTTTAGCTATTACTCTTTCAATTTGCTTATTTACCTCTTCTCCGTTTAATATACTCTACAGTTTATTATTTGCTGTTGCAAAATTTTTATCAGATTCTTCAACTAGTTTGTCATAATGATCCTTTAGTGCAATAAGTATATTATAATCATCAGTATTTGGTTCTATACCCAATGCTTCAGCTTGTTTTAATGCAGATTCAGATGTAGCTATGTTTCTTACTCTGTTAGCATTATTTCTTTCAGTCTCTATATCTTCTTGAGTAAGACCGTCAATGTTGGCAGATTGAAGATTATCAAATGATTGCATTAAGTTATTCCACTTATTATTTGCAGCCATTTCTGCATATACTATGTCTTTTCTTACTCTATCCTTTTGATCTAGTTTTTCAGCATATAAAGCTGATAATAGTTTATCTGCTTGTAATTGGTCTCTAGTTTGTAAGTAAGAAGTAGCAGCACCTATACCACCAGTCATTAGACCACCAAGCAATGCCCCACCTTTAAAGTTTTCCATAAATTCTGCATCGTCTGAATATACAGAATCCCAGGGAGTAATTGCTGCAAATATAGATCTTGCTCCAGATCCTATGTTCTTAATGAAACTCTTTGCCAGATTAGGATTTTCTTCAAAGTGTCTGTCAATGTAGTCCTAACCTTTCATATATTGAGTGCCTTCTTCTGCACCTTCCATAGCAGAAGATATAAGAATTCTACCTCCTAAATCCAATACTGCTTTACGTTTAGTTATTTTAGGAAGTTTATCTACACTATCTATACCAAAGCTAGCTACGTCATCTATACGCTTTGCAAATTCTCCTTTTAAGAAGCCTTTACCTTTATCATACTTTTCAGCTATAGTTTTTAAACCACGTACACTTTTAGCCATCTTACCCAATGGTATAACTTCCAGCATAGTCTGTGTAGCATCCCAAGCAGACAAAGCCATATTATCAGTATAAAGAGACTTCATACCTTCAAAGTTGTTAAGCCGAATTTTATCGAACTTAACGTTGTTTACTTTTACTTGATTAGTAAGTAATTGATCGTATACGTAATCATCATTATCTATCTATTCTTGAGTATAAGAACCTATTCTTTGCATTTCTGCTTTGGCATCCTTTAATAACTGTTTAGAAATACCACTTTTATCAATCTGATTAAGTACTGATGTCTTATAGTTACTATATACTTCTCCTTTGGATTCCCTTTCTCTACTGAATAGATTACCTACTATAGCTGCACCTGCTCCAACGGTCATACCTACAGCTGTACCTATAGGACCAAAACTAGAACCTATTGATGTTGCTGCATAAGTAGTACCAGTAGTAAGTATATCATTGGTAATAGTAGCAGCTGATGAGCCCATTAATCCTGGTATCTTAAACAAATATGTATCTATATCAGTAAGATCCATACCAGGTTGTTGTGATTTTCTACGATAATAGTCAGAAGTTAACTTACTGTTGTACTCATCAGCATTATTCTGTGCAATATCTGCCTAAACTAAAGCTTGACTCTTCCTAGCATATAAAGTATTAGGATCTGAATAAGATCCTGTAGCTTTATCTATCTGTTCTGTTGTCTGACGATCTATTTCACTTAAAGCTGAATTCCAATTTCCGTTAATGAAATCGGTTTTCAGCTTTGTATTTAAAGAAGAGTCATTCAACTTATCATTTAATATGTTATTGTAAGCTTCTTTGTTATTGAGAATAGTATCAGACAGTAACTTTACCTACTGTTTTAAATCTTTATTAGTAGGATCTTGTCTTAATTGAGGAAGTATAGTGTTAATATCACGTACAGCTTGGATATAGTTTTTGGCATTTAGAATTGTATTATAATCCTAATCTGCCATTACATAATCACCTAATGCGCTATCTCTAATAACTTCATTTCTTTTAAGGTTCCAATCATTAAATGCATTAGATACCCAATCTGTAACTCCAAAATCAGCAGGAGCACCCTCATAACGAGGGTTCTCCATAGTATGGAAATATTCTTCTACGTTAGCTTTTGGAGCCTAATAAGCATCGTACAAAGCTGTTCTCTATCTTATACTATCTGTTAATGATGTATCGTATACTTTTCTTTTCATATTATCTTATACTTCCTAATGTTTGTAATGCTGAAGTTCCATATTCATCTTTAGCTTGGGATGTACCACCTATACCTGTAGGTGAACCACCTTGCCATCTTTGATTTACTCTTTGCCAGAATTCTGGAGCATTGTTAGTACTTGGTAATGCTTTGAATATATCCATCTCAAAATATTCATGACCATCTTCTCCAACTACTTCTGTAACTTCTGAAGCTTTATATAAGTCTTTTAATGCAGTTCTAGTACTCTGTCTACCAAACGGAGCTACTAAGTTATCTGCAAATCCTTGTGTTAAACCTTTATCGCTCCAAAGACCTGTACCTAACGCTTGTTCTATTCTTTCTTTAGGTATTCTTATTTTACCAGATAATGCAAATGTTCCAGGTCCTACTTTAACCATTTTGCCTTCGGGTAAGAACTGTACGTCAGACAAATTACCTGATTCAAGTACTTCCTTTAATGGGAAGCTTGTATCTCTACCAATACCAGCTACTCTTTCTGCTTTTCTTGGAGTAGTTTCAGAAGCAATTTGGAATACTGTTTCTGGTAATAAGAATCCTCTAGAATCATTAAACTGATATACATTCTTTGTGGTTCCATTTTCATCTTTTATTTCTTGTTGTGAACCACCTATACCAGTTAATAAATCGTCACTCTCAAGTAAACTAACATTACCTTTAATCATATCTAGAGCAGAATTTACTCCTTTTAAATATCCTTGTTTAGAATATTCTTTGTTACCGCTTACGGATATAGGAGAGAAACCAGATGTCTTTTGAAATTCATCTCTAAGTATATGCTTGTTAGCTAAGCCTATCATTTGAGCTTGTAATCTATCGGCTGCATCTGATGCACTTCTAGCTACTATCAAATCATTATCATTACCAGTAGCTCTATATGCATTGGAATACTGCATTGCAGCTTGATTAAGTTGCATATACGAGCTCATCATATTATCAATATTCTGAACTCCTTTCTTAGCATCTTGAGCTATTTTAGTATTTGGATATTTACTTATCAATCCTTCTATATAGTTTCTATATTGATCAAATCTAGAACCAATTCTAGATTGCACGCTTCTGGTAATAGATTCATTTAAAAAGTCTAATCTGGTAGGATTAGGTCTAATTATTTCATCTTTACCAGTTCTGCTTGCAGCATGCTTAGCTTGTATTAACCACAATGGATCGACAGTATCTTGGTTTACTATTCTATCTCTTTGAGAATCTGCAATCATTCCTACAAATGCCTCTCTAGCAGCAGCTTCATTACCACCCGTAGCTTGCAAAGCTTCTTTATAATATTTCTGCCCTTGAGGTGTACTTACTAAATCATTAAATCTAGCATTAGCTATGTCATATAGTGTGTCGTATGTAATGCCAGCTCTATTATACTTAACCCCATCTTTCCATACTGAACCTAAACTACTAGGTTTGAGATTACTAAAGTAAGGATTAGATAGTTCATCAGCTGTCATGTATCTGACAGGAGTAATGTCACTAAATACTCTTTTGTTACTCAATGTATCATACTGAGGAATGTTAGAATCATCCCATCCTTCTTTGTATTTACCTTCAGCTTCCATTTTAGCTCTCATCTCTAATCCAGCTCTTAAATTATCAGCACTTTCCTTAAGTAAGGACAAAGATGAATAATCGGTACTATTAATTAAAGACTGTAGATTAGCTCTAAAGGAAGCATCTTTCATAGCATCGGGATTCTGAGCTATCTGACTAATGGTATCCTGTACATCTTTTCTATTAATAGTTAGATTATACCAGTTCTGTGTATCTACAGCAGATGGGGAACGAAATTCCCCAAACTTCTGTAATGCTGTACTAAATTGTTTAGCTGCTTCATCTACTGCTGCTTTCTATGTAGCTCCTATTCTGTATAGTTCCCCAAAGTTAATAGGAACGTATGTGTTTAATATAGGGGCTTCAGCAGCCTAATCATATCTATTAGCTGTCATTATCTATTTCCTCCCTTATTTAACCATTTTTTAAATTGACTCATATCAGCAGAAGTAAAACCAGCTTGCAAAAATGGATCGTATAATTTAAGCATAGCATTATCTCTACTTCTTTGATTGCTCATTAATTCTCTATTTTGAGCCCACTGACTTAATTGACCTAAACCTGTTCTGCGAATATTTCTAGCAGTAGCTCTATTACGAGCATTAAGCTCAGATGCTAAGTTAGTAGCTTGAACCCACTGCTGTCCTAAGTTATTCATTGCGTTGGCATATTCCGCTTTATACTGATTGTTTGCATTACTTTCAGCAGCTCTAGCGGCAGCAATAGCTTTATTAGTAGCAATAGCATTTTGTAATCTAAATGCCATATCTTGACCAGTATTAGTTCTCTATTGACTAGCCGCATAATTAGCTACATTTCTATTAGTTTCTATGTCTCTGAGTAGTGGATCAATATTGTATCTACGTCTACCCATAGTGTTAGTAATAGCTGTAGCATACGGGTTGTAATTAGCAGGTACTGCTTCTGGACTACTAGTAAACAGATTAGACATTATGGGAGCTAAAGAAGCCGCTCCACTAACCAAATTGCTTAATCCTTCTAATCTTACAGGTTCCTCTTGTGGAGCAGTAATTACAGGTTGTACTGTTGCACCCGTTATAGTTCTAGTTCTAATATCTTCTGGAGTAGCATCTATATCAAAACTTTCATCTATAGTATCCAGATTAGGCATTATCTCTGGAGCAGTAACTTTAGCAGTTTTAGGTATTACTCTAGAAGTATAGTTAGTAGTAGTTACTTTAGGAGATGCTTTTCTAGTAGCGTTTATAGTAACTTCTGGCAAGTTACCAGCATCTACTTCTGATACTCTACCATAATTATCCCAAGGAGTAGTAACGTCACCTTTCATACCCCAAGTATCTCTAACTCTTGGTGTAGGAGCACTTACCTCCATACTGATTTCACCAGCAAATCTAGGATCCATCATAAAACCAGCAGCATTATATCCAGCTGGAGTATTATCACCTCCTCTAGCAAAACTTTCTAGTTCTTTAGTTTTATTCTTAATGCCTTTCTTAGCTTTAATGCTTTCCTGCATAGCAAATAATTTGTCATGCATTAATTTGTTATTCATCTCGTTAAGCATATCTGCATTCTAAGCATATATGTCCTTTCCTTTACTTTTCTTTCTAGTCATTACTTTATCACCTAATTCTGCAAAGGTTTTATTTGTACCTGGTACTTTCAAAGTATTACTTAATATTCTACTTCCTTCAGGTAAGTTTACTAAATTACTATCTGTAGGTTGTCCTTGTTCTGGTACTTTACTCACTGTACCATCTGGAGTCTGTATTAGTTCTCCATCATCTACATAAGCCAATGATGAAGGAACTCTGCCCCCGTATTCAAATACATCAGTATCAAACTCTGTGTTATCTTCATTAAACTCATTAGCTAATCTTTCTGTACCAGCTACAGCTTCCCTATTTTGAAATGCATTCAATCTTATAGCAGCTCTACGTTTTCTGAGTTTCTTATTTCTAAAAGCTCCTCTTAAGCCAGTACCCAAAGTACCTTCATCAAAGTCAGTAAACGAAGTCATTTCTGCTGCTTTTCCTTTCTTACCTATAAGACCAACAGCTGCACCAGCTATACCACCTACTAATCCACCTACAGGTCCCCCTATAGTCATACCAAGTTGTGCACCAGATCCCACTCCTTCTGCTATACCAGTAAGAGATCGCATAGCAGCTTCTCCACCAGTAGTAGCAGTAGAAGTCTAGAAAGGACTTGTCAATGTATTTATGGCTCCAGGTATTGCCTAAGCTATTCCTGATATATTTCCTATATTTGTATTAGCGGGATTATTCTTAATCATAAGATTGTTAGGGTTATTTGGAGCAGTCCCCCTAGCTATTGATGATTGTAATTCCTACATATTACTTAAAGATACCGGCAAACCAAACTACGCAGCAGGAATCTATATCTTTCTTTTCTTTGTATTCTTTTTCATATTAAATTCTAGAATATCTATAAGTAGTTGTTATCTAAGGCATCTAAAAAGAATAATCCTTATCTGATTTAAATTTATAATCACATATCATATATTTACCTCTCATTCTAGCAGGGAATGACATATTATCATCCTCTTCAAATGAATCCTGTCTTGGAACTGGTAATCTATAAGTATCTTCACGATAGTCAAATACTAAATCCTAACCGTCTTTATTAGCTACCTAGTGTTTAGTAGTTAATTTAATACTATCAAGAATATCATTGGTTAGTATTTTATTATTTGGATCTATAAAGTCTCCCTATAACTGAATATTATCAAATACTTTAGTATACTGAGGATCTTTGTTTACTACTATCTTTAATCTAATGTCTTTACTAGTATCACCAAATCCTTCTATATCTAATGAATTAATGATATAGAACTCATTATTCTTAGTTGTTACAATTTTATCTGTAAGAGGTAACGTAAAATCTGGATCAAATGTATATAAAGATGTAAATGCGTTTAATTTTTCATTATATATCAAAGACTTATTATACAGTCTGAACCATACTTCATCATATTTCTTATCATACAATGAATTAGCTCCTTTAGTCTTTTGATTATACATGTTATTCATATAAGACTGCACGTTACAATCTTTTGATATTATACTTATTCCACTTCCTGTAGATTTACATATTTCATTCTTATTAGAATCGTACCAATATATGCTATTACTAGAGTTAACAATACTTCTATCATTAACTACATTAGTACCATTTAGAGTACTCAAATAATCGTATCTATCCAATACTCCACCAGTACCTAATACTAGTTGTCCTACATTGTTATCTTGTATTAGTGATCTTTCATTTACAGATAGTATACCAAATGCATTATTCTACCAGAAGTATAGTCTATTGAATATACCTTTTATATTAGTTATCTCTCCATACTAATAATCTACATCTATAAAATCAGCAGGTTTAAATATAGACCAATTATCTATATTCTCATTTGTAGTTTTAGCTTGTGAAACATATACCCTATTAGCTGATTTTACATTTGCTTCATCATATAATCCTCTAGTACTAAATAACTTAGCATCTGGAGTTACAGAGTAAACGTCATTATATAAGTAAAATGGTTTACTCTAGGAATGGAATTGCTACATTTGAGTAGGCTCTAATTGCATAAAAGCATCCACTGCACCTGTACCTGCATTGTATGTTCTATTGGTCATTTCACCCATAGATAACTTTAGGTTTATAGTGCTTTCTAAAGGAATGTAAGCTCCGAAATATCTTTTGTTTTCATTCCATTCATTTACATCATTCCTTTGAAATATCATCTGACATGGATAGTCTAGTATCCCTAAGTAAGTATCACCACCAAATGCATACACTGTATTATTAGCTTTATTACCATAAGCTCCAACAGGTATGTAAGTATTACTAGTTCTGGATGAATAAGTATTACCACTGTAAGGTATGATTGCTTTTTTAACATTAACTACAGTTACAACGCAATTATTCA